GTTTCCGGCTGTGGGAGTACAAATGGGATCAAAAAACATGGAAAAGCGAACACATTCCAAAGGTGTTTATCTGGACAGCAGAGGACAAGGGTATCATGGAGAGCTTTTTCAAGGCTTACCGCAAAGACACTGACGAGAACGTATGGAATGCTATTGACAGATTCCAGGACAAGGTCAAGGCAGAACGACTGGAAGAGAAACACAGAAAAGTCCTTGCACCGATTGATCTGCGGATGGAGCCGATAGGAGAGCCTTCACAGGATTTTACCGACTGGGTATGGGAGCATGGCATGAGTTTCAGTCGGTACGGAATTTATAAAGAGACATCCAAGGGAAAGGCTGAATTTGAGTGTACACACTGCCAGAAGACAGGAATCGTTGATCGGAGCAGGATAAGACTTCGGAACAATGAAAAGGGGGAATGTCCTTTCTGCGGAAGCAGAGTGACATATAAGGCGAGAGGGAAAATGCCATGCCAGATAGTAGATGAAAGATGGTTCATATATGTGGATCGGCAGGAGGAAGGTTTTTTACTCCGGTACTTCAAAGCGTGGAGACGCATAAAGAATGACGCAATGATAGCAGGCAGCATATGTAAGAAACGCATTGAAGAAACCATGCATGAGTACAGCCGCTGTTTCTGCACATTCTTCGGCGAAAAGCTGATGAAAGAAAGCTATGAATGGGGAGTGTATCACCAGAAAGGGAATTCTCGCTGGATTCCGGATGAGGGAAATATTGATTGTATGGAATCTATACTCTATCCGGGAAATCTTCCACAGGCATGGGAGCACACACCGATGAAGTATTCCGCACTGGAAATTCTAGCACAGAACATCCCGACCACAGCTTTCAGATATGAGGATGCCCTTGATGTTTATCTGAAATTCCCGAAGCTAGAGTGGTTCTGCAAAATGGGCTTGAACCAGCTGGCAAAGGATGTGGTAAGAGGCTACAACTACAGCGGGAACATGACGGGGAAGGTCAATTATAAGGCTGACACCATCTACGAAATCTTAGGGCTGAATAAGGTCAATACGAGGACACTACAGGCAATAGACGGCAATCATTACGAACTCCGACTGTTGCAGGTGGCACAGCAGCTTGATATCCAGATGAAGCCGGAGCAGTTAAAGGAATTTTACGAAACCTTTGAATGCAACACAGATCTTCTGAAGGAGAAGAACAGAAGGGTATCGCTCCATAAGCTCTGCCGGTACATAGACAAGGAAAGTGAGAGATACCCGATCGGAGAAAAGAATGCTTGCATGTGGGGCTATTCCTACAACAGGTACAAAGAGAGAACAGATCCACGAATAGAGAGAAAACAGAATATGGCACATGACTGGCTTGAGTATATAGGATGGTGCCGGGAGCTGAAATACGATCTGGATAACAAGTTTATCTACATGCCAAACAATTTCAAAAAGGTACATGATAGAACTGCGGAAGAATATAAGGCATTGCAAGATAAAAAAGCTGCAGCTGAAAAGAAACGCAGAGAGAAACTTGCCGCCAAGAAAATGGCCGAGACAAAAAAAGCGATGGAAGAGATATTTAGCAGAAATGATGGGGTAGATGCTTTCCAGATAAAGGGAAAAGGCTTGATACTGGTGGTACCTCAGAGTGGAGATGAAATCCGTAAGGAGGGCGAGGCTTTGCATCATTGTGTCGGAGGATATGTCGATAGAGTGGCAAGAGGAGAGACAAATATTTTCTTCATCAGAAAAGCAGATCATCCAGAGAAATCTTATTTCACTATGGAATGGAGAAATAACAAAATTATTCAGTGCAGAGGCTTTAAAAACTGCGGAATGCCGGCAGATGTTCAAGCCTTTGTAAAAGTATTTGAAAAGAAAATGAATGAAGCTATACAAGGTGACAACAAGAAGAATGCCAAAAGAAAGGCGGGATGATAAATGGCAGACAATCAGAGACACAGAATAAAGAATTTACTTCAGAAGCTCAATGACGAGGATAGAAATTCCCTCTGTTGCTTATTAGTGAAAGCTGGCTATGCGGTAAGGATTGGAAAAGAGCGGCCGGGAGGAAAAGGACAGACAATGTACTTTGTAGAGTATTGGGTGGAGGGAGATGATACAAATGCTGAGACAGGTAACTAGCTTGATAATACCGAAGTTTATTGCAAGGAAACCCAAAATCAAGCACGGAACATACAACAAGTATGGCTTTGTTATTACGCTTCATCAGTATTGTATCTGTCCTAGATGTAACCATATCCTCAATGCCGGTCCAGATTATCAGCCGGATTATTGCAGTAAGTGCGGACAGCATGTTAATTGTTCAGATGTTAATTGGGAAGATGAGGTTCACCTTGGATATGTCAGAAAGGAGGAACGCTGTGAATAAATCAAAAATTGAGTGGTGTGATCATACATGGAATCCGATTACAGGATGCCGACACAACTGTTCGTATTGCTATGCAAGAAGAATGACCGCTAGATTTGCTGGAGATGTAAGACTGAATTTGATGGCGAAGAAAGATTATTCAATAGAGCCTGCGGCAGATAATTCAGACAATGTATTTGTTTTGGAAGAACCAATGCTAAACGAAACAGGAAATACATTGGTTTATCCATTTGGATTTGAACCTACATATCACAAGTACCGCATGGATTATCCAGAAAAGCTCAAAATGGGAAATAACATTTTTGTTGGAGCAATGGCTGACATATTTGGGAAATGGGTTCCAGGCGAATGGATCAGAGATGTAATGGAAACCTGTTTGGATAACCCAATTCACAATTACCTGTTTCTCACCAAGAATCCGGAGAGATATACGGAAGTTGGAGTGCCGGCGGGACTGGAAAATATGTGGTACGGAACAACCATTACCTGTGATGCGGATGCTGACAGATTTAATTATCTTCCTGCTGGATGCAATACGTTTGTCAGCATTGAACCACTAATGGGAGACATTGTTTCTAAGCATAATGTGATGTTTCGACAGGTTGATTGGATAATCATCGGAGCAGAGACGGGACGTAACAAAAATAAAATAGTGCCAGAACTGCAATGGATAAAAGATATTGTTGTAAAAGCTGATTATAATTCTGTGCCAGTTTTCATGAAAGACAGTCTGATTCCGATTGTCGGGGAAGAAAATATGCGCCGAGAATTTCCAAAGCAGCTGCAACATTCGGAGATTAGCCCGAAGCTGAAAGCAAAGTTGTTTGATGGCTGTGCATCATGCAAGGCTCATTTGAGAAAAAGCGAAATGATAACCCTGCTGGCAAGGTCAAAAAGAGGCGAACAGCCCAAACAATTCGGGTTTATGTGCAGGGATTGCTTCAAAGAGTTTTGCAAAGACCTTGGATTAGATATACCGGAGCTTATTGGATTGGCAGAGAGCGTAACGATAGGTCCAGGTGATAAAGATGAGTAAATGGAACGCAAACAGAGAGGGTTATGCTGACAATACCGCCAGCATAGCAATCCAGAGAGTGTCAAAAGAAGAAAGGAAGAACAATATGGCAAAGAGAAGCTGCAGACGAACAACTGACGAGAATGCTATTCACAATAAGGCTGTAAAGATAAGAAAAATGACAGATGAGCAGCTGGTACATTACGTTGAGGACAGAGTGGAAAAGGCGAGAAGTGAAGGTTTTAATTGTGGAAAAACACAGGCACCCAAACATAAAACTGTGGATATTACAGGAATTATCGAGGAAATTAGCTCTGTGAAAGGAATTGGAGCAACTAAATTGGCTGATATAAAAGCTATTCTTGAAAAACATCTGGAGGTGAGAACTGATGCCTGATCCTCGAAGACAGCTTGTTGGCAGGAGAAGCAAAGCATCCGGAGAGACATTCGAGAGGTGGATTTCAAATGCGTGTGAATTCTATCTGCAAAACGGATGGGCTCACATAGAAAAGACACCAGAGCCATTTCATATCACAGGCAAGGATAGGGATGGAACTGTCAAAGGATATTACGAGAAGAAAGGACAGCCTGATTACAAAGGAATCCTCTGTGATGGAACTGGGATTATGTTTGAAGCGAAGCATACTGACGGTGACAGAATCAGACAAAATGTTGTGACAGATACGCAATGGGAGAGCTTGGACATATACGAGAAGTTCGGTGCTCATTGTTATGTGATGGTATCGCTAGGGCTAACAAAATTCTATAGAGTGCCATGGGCGACTTGGAAGAAAATGAAAGAATTGTTTTGCCACAAATTTATGACAGAACAGGAACTGGAGCCTTATAGGTTGCAGGAAAAACAATGCACGATTCTTATTTTGGAAGGAGTGGAATTGAAAGATGAAAATACAGAAAACGGAGCTTGCAACAAAGCTTAATCAGATTAAGGGGGTTGTTCCCAAAAAGACAACAATGCCTATCTTACAGGGAATTTTGGTAAAGGAAGGGTATTTAATCGCCAACAACTTAGAAATGACCGTTAAGGCGAAGTTAGAGGGCACAGAGGGAGAATGCTTTATTATTCCAGAGAGAGCCTTTGACCTTATCAATAATCTGCCAGACGGCGAAGTAGATATTTCTGTTTCAAATGGCAATACAATGACGATAAGAGCAGACAAAATCAAAAATAAGTATCAGACAATGGATCCGGAACCATTTCCGGTAGCGGATATTGATGGAGAGGGTAGTGAGTTTACACTTAAAGCGGGACAATTACTGGAATCCGTAAAAAGAGTTTCTTATGCAATTCCTCAACAGGGAGGAAATGCCACTATGTCAACTATGTGTCTGCAGGCTAAGGACGGACAGTTGAATTTCGTAGGACTTGATGGGCATGTCCTTGCATGGGACAAGATTGATTATGACGGAGAATTCGAGCTGCTTATTCCAAAGAATACTATAGATAAGCTGAAGACACTCGGATTAACCGGAGAGGTAAGAATTAGACATAGTAATGCAATGGCTATATTTGCAACGGAGGATTTTGAAATATGCACAAGACTTGTACAGGGAGAATATTACAAATATCAGAATATGTTTAAAGAACTGCCGCTACATACTGTAATATCTCGCAAAGAGCTTCTGGATGCAATGGTACGAGCCAAAATGTGTACTGCTGAAAAATGCCCCGTTAAATTTGAAATAGCAGGAAGTCAGCTGGGTTTAAGTATCAAAGACCAGACAACGGATTACCATGAGACTGTTGATTTACAGGAAGATATATCGGAGGAATTAACAATAGGTTTTGATGCCAGATTGGTAATTGAAACACTAAAAGCATTTGATTGTGACAATGTAGGAATTTCTCTGCAGGGTCCTAAAATGCCAATGATTGTAGAAGCGGAGGATAGCGATTTCAAGACAATCGTTCTCCCTGTGGCTATAAAGTAAGCACCATGTAACTATAAGCAAAAATTCATATGCGTTATCTGATTGGTCTCGGATAAGGAATATATCACACTAATAAAAGGGGCGGCAGGTGCTTCCGCCCGGAAAGGAGAAACAAATGGTGTTCAAAATAATACTTATAATAATTGCGTTTGTTATGCTTTGCGGAATGGTTGCTGATGAAAGCAGATATAACAAGAGAACATATTGTATCGGATTTGTGGCTTGCATTATTGCAAGAGCAATTTTGGAAGGAGGATTATTTTAGTGAGAGATTATAAGAAAGTTTGTAGATGCAGGGACTGCGGAAAGATATATGACAAAGGCATTCCATATATATGTTCAAAATGTGGGGCAGAGATTGGAAAACCTACACCAACAATTTTACAGATGATGGGATGTGGAGAAGTTACGCTTACAGAAAAAAGCGAGAAGGTTGTTGCTAAAAAAGGTTTGTTTGGATGGAAGGTTAGAGAACCGCAGGATCCCGAGGCTATCCAGGAATGACACCAAAGGAGATGTGTAACAGCTGCACCCATGAAAATTACTGCATGGGTGCATATCGCAAAGACCATTGGTGTGGAAATCATACCAGAAAGGACAGAAAAATGCCATGCTGTAAAGATTGTAAAAACAAAAGGTATATAAATAATCGTTACGGAAATGAAAGTATATATGTGCAGTCACCTTGCTTTATGTGTAAATGGAATCCTACAGATAATAGGGTGATAATGTACGAACCAATAAACCGACAAACAAAAAAATAGAGTCTCATATACACACTGCCATAGTGCGAAAATCACACCAAAAAGGAGAGAAAATATGAAGTGTCCAAGATGCGGAAAAGAGGCAAAAAGACTGTTGGCTCTGTCGAGAGCAGACAACAAGACAATGATATGTGATGAGTGCGGAACAAAGGAGGCACTGGATGATGCAGGGCTGACCGAGGGAAGTTCGGTAAGAAAATCCATACTTGCGTGTGTTGGAAGAGGCTCTACACCACAGGAGAGAATCAGAGCAAAGGTGCAGGCTACAGGAAATAAGTGGGCTATGGAGAATTTTAGAGATACGCATAACTAAGAGTGATGGAGGAAGGACAATGGAATTAAAAGAATTTGCAAATTTAATTGATGGAAGACAATATGACTATCGAATGTTTACCAAAGAAGAATTACAGCTTGCCAAAGATAACAGAATTGTAATTGTTACAGGTGCAAGTGATGACCTGGTTGAATTAGAGGGAGCAATAACAGATGAGGGGGATTGCTGGGAAGGTGGCAAAATATATGTTAAGGCTATTCCTAATGGTGGAATAGTACACAACTGTGAGCGTTCGGATGTATTCGGATTTACTGCAAAATGGTGCGAAGAGAAAGATAAGAACGGAAAGATAATATCATGGACATATGATGTTCCAATAGAACATGAAACATTTGTGATTTATGAAGATGATGAACCTTACTGCAGGGGATTTGTATTTAGGGTTTAGCCTAAAATGAAATTTAGGAGGCATATTATGACAAAAGAACAGATTCACGAAGCGCTGTGCAAAGCTCCAGATGAAGATAAAATGAGGCTGGCTATAGCTTGCCAGATGAATGGTATTGACGTTCGGGACATAGAGACAGGGTTGGCAAATGTGCTTACAAGTGTACAAAAAGCTATAAAACCAGCAATCGAATATTACAGATATTTAGGAGGAAATTAGGAGGAAGAATATTGAAGTATTATTGGATTAGAATATTTGATTTCAAGACTGATGAAGAATTGAAAGACAATACAGATATTGATGTTTGGGAAGCGAGAAGAGGAACACTTTTGGATGAATATTATCTTCGTGGAGAAAAAATGACGAGAGATGAGGCGAAAGAAATAGTAAAAGACAGAAGTGGAGTATCTAGATTTGCAAAACCAAGGAAAGCAGGCGGTGTATATGCGTTAATTATGGAAAGTACAGAATTTTTTTATAATAGATTTATGATTGATGTGAATACGTTTTGCTTTAATTGTCACAAACCGATTAAAGGGAAAATGAAAGATTTTCCAAGTTTAACAGCAGATAATGGAGTGAAATATCATTTTTGTTCGTATGATTGCAGGAGGAGTGTGCAGAACAAAATAAATCCATATTCCGAGGGAGAGTTCCAAGAGAGAGAAGATTATGAGAGAAATGGGGGAGTATATGGATACATATATCACATCTATAATAGGATCACAAATATGCACTACATAGGGCAGACTGTATATATGCCGTTCTTCCGCTGGCAAGAACACGTAAAGAGTGGCCTGAAGGGAAATATTACAGATCTTACTTTCGAGACTATTACAGAGGTAAGAGTTAAGTCGCAGGAGTATTTGAACAATATAGAGGCATGGTGGATACAGAAGTATATACATGATTATGGAAGAGAAAATGTAATGAACATTACAGTTCCTAAACTAACAATGGAAGATTTGATAAAAGAATTCGATAGACAGGTGATAGGCCAGCTTGAATTTGGAGACAAGAAGATAAAAGATGAGTAACCATGAATGGACAACTGAAATTTGATGAATTTATGAATATAACAGAAGAAAAGCCACTGGAACATAAGCAAGAGAGAGTTCCGATGGTGGATCCATGTTACTACTGTTTATGCAGGTCGTGTATCAATAATGCAGAGAGCCTTACTGTCAATCCGGAAGAAGTGCCATACGACTGGCACCCGTGTTTCTTTTGCGATATATGCAATAATTTTGATGGAGGAAGTCCTGAAAATATGGAAAGAGAGGAATGCCATGAATATGTGATAGATGATTATCATGCAAGGCAGAATAGGAAAAAATTTAGAATTGTGAGGTAAAGATTATGAGTATAGAACTTAAAACGTGTCCGTTTTGTGGCGGGAGGGCAGTAATGAAGGCTGTCAATAAGAATTACGGGTTCACTATTTGGTGTCAGTGTAGAAAATGTGGTGCGAGAACCGAGGGATATTGTCCTGATATGAACCATGAAGACAATACTATTACCAGTATTGAAGAGTGCAAAGATAGGGCTGCAAAGGTATGGAATAACAGGGCAGAAAGTGCAAATGAAACTGCGGAAGGTGGGGAAGCCTCTTGATGGAAAAACATGAGAAAGAAAATGTGTGCATTGACTGCAAACATTATGAAGCCTGTGGAAAACCAGAACGATTTATGAGGTGCTTGGGATATGAACAGGCAGAAGTAAATGAGATTACTACAGAAAGGGAGTGCTTAGATGGAAACTAATCCTGCAAATGGGATAAAGGATTTGATGTGGAAGTTCTTGATGGACAAGGGACAAAAAGAGAATATTCCAGAATTAAAGGCCAGTGTTTACAGACTTATCAAAATGACTACTCAAAAAACCGCAGGGCAGAGAAAGGCTACAGCACATATTTCATGGGAAACATTAGATATGGAAATTATGAGAATTGTGATAGAGGCAACCGCTCTTGTGCTTTCTGGAAGACTTGATGAATTAGAAAATAATGTTGAGAAAAAGTGCAGTAATTGCACATGGCATGATAGTTATTCTGGTGTATGCTGCAATGGAGATAGCCACAAAAGAGCTGATTTCACAAATGAAGATTATTGCTGTGGATATTACGAGGAAAGGAAAGACGATGATAGATGAATTAATGGAGAAACTGCTGGAAGAGCCAGTAGTAGATAATAACGAAATAGTGTTTACGAGCAGAGCTGTAGAACTGATACATGAAATTTCAGAGAAGTGTAAAGGTATTCAGATAGTAGAGCAAACGAGGGAACAGGCAGAGGAATATGCTAAGGATTTATCTGCAGAGGAAGTGTACTATGATATGCTCCGTAAAATTGTGGATGCTCCAACTACTTTACACATGAAATGCTCAGTAAGAATGCTTGTACCCATTATTGACCGAAAGTTGAAAGAGAGGGGACTGTGATGGGATTAGGAAACTACGAACAGAACTTAATAAAGTCAATTGCTGAGAATGATATAAGGGAAGCCAGAAAGTGGGCGGTGGCTGCATTGAATGCGGACACTACGCAAAAAAACAAAGGTTTTGTGACCAGATATAAGAACATCCTCACATCGGAGGGAGCAGGAATGATAGAACTTCCGGGAAACCTCAAAGATATTCTTGTTTGCGAAGATGTTTCCTTGTCGTTCAAAGAGAATCGCTACTATGTGACAGAACGACAGGAAATCATTGCAAAAAATATTTTCAGACTGGCTAAGGTTAGCGGGAAACTTATGGAACTGATGATACCATACAAAATGCAACTCTACTCTATGGACCGCCTGGGACAGGCAAAACAATGTTTGGAAAGTACATAGCGTACAAAATGGGATTGCCTTTTTGCTATTTGAATTTTTCAAAGGTTGTGGATAGTTACATGGGGGTTACTTCTCGGAACATTGCACAGGCATTTACCTATGCTTCTACAAATCCTTGTGTTTTTATGTTGGACGAGGTTGATACTATAAGTTGCAATAGAGAAAGAACTTCAAGTGGAGCAGACCGGGAAATTGGTAGGGTTACAGTTACTTTAATGCAGGAATTTGACAAACTTGCAAATGATGTTGTGGTTATTGCGGCTACAAATAGATTAGATATTTTAGATAAAGCATTTGTGAGTAGATGTTCCCAAAAGTATGAAATGCCACCGTTTACAGTGGAAGAGAGCAAACAGATGGTCAATAAATTTTTAAATGATATTGAGATATCGATTCCAGATATTGAGATTGATCAGATTGTTCAAAAAAATAGTGACCAACGAACAATTATGGCAGATGTTATTCGGCTTATTGCAGACAGGCTGGAGGTGGAGGATGAAAATAGTTAGTATTTCAGACTATGCAATACATCATCGAATAGGCAGGAGCGAGCCAACAGGAACTACATACATTACACGATTTGGAAATACCAGACAGAAAAATGTGTTCAAGGAATTCTACAAGACCAACATAGGAGAATTTACTCCGGAGAAGTGGTTGGAAGTTACCTTGCAGATAATACAGACACTTATGGAAAATGAACTTCTGGAGGAAATAAAGGAACATGTCGCAGGTCATTGTGTGTGGCTTAAAAATGATAAGGAGATTGAAGAATACTCGGCATCCTGTTTAGCTTCTGGGGCATATATGTACTGGGAAGATTTTAAGGATAAGAGACTACCGGCACATAAGGTATTTATCTTTGAGGGAGGTGATTTCTGATGGCAGTCTGTATGGAATGCGGAAGAAAATTGAGAAGCCAACAAAGCAAGGAAGTAGGATACGGACCGGTATGCTATAAGAGAGTGTTCGGTACCAGTATGCGGATCCGTGATGGAGATTCAAAAACAGGTACTGCTTTAGACGATTTTCCATATTATGAAATACCAGGGCAAATGTCGATTGAGGATTTTATAAAAGCAGATGAAAAGTAAAAGGAGAGTGCTTTCGCAACCCTCCCAACAGACAGTTAGATTATATCATAATTCGTTATGAATTTGAAATAAAAAAGAAGGAGGGCGACAGCATGGACAGCCAATCAACAGAAGAAAGAGCAGAAAAAGTTATAATAGCTCTTACACCAGAACAATTGAAGGATATTTGTGCAAATGCAGCTGAAATTGGAGCAAAGGAAGCATTAAAAACCTATGATCAGGAAAGAAAAAAAGAGCAGGGAAAACGGGCAGACAGAAGATTGCGGAATACAAAGCTGCTCCTGCGTAATTATCACATGCTCAAAGAACATGCGGAAAACTCAGTTTTCGGGCGAACACAGATGGAGGAATCGGCTTTGGATATCTTGGAATCAATGATGAATCTTTATGACAATGAGGTGATCATTGAAAGCATCAAGAGAAGTGCAACCAGAACGGCTATTATCGTTTCACATATCGAGACGATGTTTGGTTTGTATGATGCCTATTGTGAAAAATCTCCGAACCAGGATATAGACCGCAGGAGATACGAGGTGGTTTGGGATAAGTACATGGCAGAACCGGTTCTTACTGTAAAAGAGATTGCAGCAAAGCACAACATGTCAAAGGAAAATGTGTATTCCGATTTGAGAGTTGCAGAGGAAAGATTGACCGCTCTTATATTCGGGGTGGACGGATTGAAAGTACGATAAAGCCACCGTCTACAAAATAATTACATTGACATCACAGCTTATAAATGGCAAAATCGTATTTGTAAAATTCTAAATCGAACGTCGGGGAAGTCTGCAGAGTTGTTGCAGGCTTCTTTTTTGATGCAAACTTTCCGAGAAAGGAGAGACGATTGAACAGGAAATGCACCTGCTCCTCCAGAATAATATTGATTGGAGGAAAATAATGAATTACACAATTATGGTGCTGGTTGCTTATGCGGTAATTATGATTGCGGCAACAGTACTTATGACAAACAAAGAGAAAAGCGTCGAAAGGTTTTGTGTTGGAAATAGAAATACAGGATGGTTTATATCTGCATTAAGCATTGCAGCTACATGGATATGGGCTCCTGCACTATTTACATCAACAGAGAATGCTTATACCAAAGGCTTTGCAGGGCTGTTTTGGTTTCTGGTACCTAATGTGCTTTGCCTCATATTCTTTATTCCGTTTGCTAGGAGAATAAGAAAAGAAATGCCGGAAGGAATCACACTGTCTGGATATATGCACCAGAAATACCAGTCTGAATCGGTAAAAAATATTTACCTGTTTCAGCTTGGAGCATTATCGGCATTATCTACAGGAGTCCAGTTATTGGCAGGAAGTAAAATATTAAGTATGCTTACAGGCATTCCATTCTGGATCATGACAGTAATCATGGCTGTGATTGCCTATTCGTATTCACAGTTCTCTGGAATAAAGGCTTCGATACTGACGGATTCTATACAGATGGTCTTTATGTTGATTGCAAGCGTTTGCTTTGCAGTTTTCGGCATTAAGAATGGTGGTGGTATTCAAAATATGTTCGCAGGAATTGGCGGATATACAGGAGAGTGCAGCTCCCTTTTCTCTGCAAAAGGTATAGAGATATTTCTTGGTTTTGGACTCCCCACAACAGTTGGGCTTATCTCGGGACCATTTGGCGACCAATGTTTTTGGCAGAGAGCATTTTGTGTAAAGAAAAATCGAATAGGAAGGGCTTTCTTTGTTGGAGCAATTCTATTTGGCATGGTGCCATTGTCAATGGGAATCCTTGGGTTTGTCGGAGCTGGAATGGGATATACGGCAATTGATACAGGTGTGATTAACTTTGAACTCATTTCAGAGTTATTTCCGAGCTGGGCGGTAATCCCATTTTTATTTATGATTGTATCTGGATTATTATCTACGATTGACAGTAATCTGTGTGCAATATCATCCCTCACAACAGACATATTCAAAAAGAATACACTCGGAAAGACCAAGATTGCCATGGTTGCGCTGTTGGTAATAGGAATTATAGTTGCCAATATCCCAGGGCTTACAGTTACGCATTTGTTTTTAATGTATGGCACACTCAGAGCAGCAACGCTTCTCCCAACAATATTTACATTAAAGGGAGTAAAGCTCAAACCAGAAGGTGTTGTTGCTGGTATTGCGACCGCACTGATTATAGGACTTCCTGTATTTGCTTATGGAAATATCACAGGAACTGCAGCTTATAAAACAGCAGGCAGTCTTTTGACAGTCCTGTTATCCGGAACAGTCGCTTTGATTGCAAGCAGAAAGAGGGGGGCAGAGAATGGATAGCGTACTCGGAAGAAAGCAGCGAATCAAAAACTCTGACTGGATAGAAACTTTTGACAAAATCGAACAGCTGATAACCAAAGAAGAACTGGATCAGCTTGTGAATAAGACAATACAGGATATTAAAGCCAAGACAAAGGGAAAGCAAGCCGCCTATGCATGGAGCGGTGGAAAAGATTCCCTTGTTCTTGGAGAAATTTGCCGTCGGGCAGGAATAAGCTCCTGCGTCCTCGTAATCAGCAATTTGGAGTATAAAGCATTTACGCAATGGGTTGAGGATAATAAGCCTCCGGAATTGACAATTATCAATACAGGGCAGGACTTAAAATGGCTTGTTGCCCATCCGCACATGCTTTTCCCACAGGATAGCAAGTATGCCGCCCAATGGTTTCACATTGTTCAGCACAGAGGACAGGCAAAATACTACAAAGAAAACAATCTTGATATGCTCCTTCTCGGAAGACGGAGAGCTGATGGGAATTATGTTGGAAAAGGAGATAACATTTATACCAACAGTCAGGGAGTTACAAGATACAGCCCTTTGTCAGATTGGACGCATGAGCAGGTTTTGGCATATATCCATTATTATAATTTGGCTATGCCGCCTATATATGATTGGAAAAATGGCTATCTGTGCGGAACACATCCTTGGCCAGCACGGCAATGGACAGGAAGTACAGAGAATGCCTGGAGCGAAATCTATGAGATTGACAGCTCCATAGTAAATGAGGCGGCAGAATATTTTGAGAGTGCAAAAGCATTCTTGAAGACAATAAAATAAGTTGCTGACATTTGACAGCATTTGCAGACAAAGGATTGCAAGTGCTGTCTTTTGCTATTTGCAGATAGCTTATATATCATACGGATTTGTTCCTCCAATCAAAATACAGGAGGATACAAAGATGGAAATTATCACAATGAAGCTGGTGGACCTTGTGAAGCCAGAAAAGAATGTCAGAATTCATACGGAGCAACAGCTGAAGGAGTTCCAAAGAAGTGTCAAAATGTTCGGACAGATCCGTCCGATTGTTGTTGACGAAAACAATGTAATCTTGGCAGGAAATGGTTTGTATGAAACATTGATTGCCATGGGAAAAGAAACAGCTGATGTTTATAAGTATGACAATCTTACTGAAAATCAGAAAAAGAAGCTGATGATTGCAGACAACAAGATTTTCAGCTTAGGTATTGAAAATCTCGATACACTCAATAGCTTTTTAGAAGACCTGCAGGGCGACCTTGATATCCCGGGCTTTGATGAAGACATATTAAAGCAGATGGTGTCAGAGGCAGAGGATGTTACAGAAAAGCTCTCCGAGTATGGCACTTTGGATGATGAAGAAATCCAGAGTATTAAAGAAAGCGGAGAGAGAAAAGAACAGCAGATTCAAAAAGCGGAGGCGGAGCAGGCAACACCAGCACCGCAGCCAATTGCTCAGCCACAACAGGAAATGCCAGAGGACAGTGAAGATACCACCGAAGTAAAGAAATTTGTTATCTGTCCGAAATGCGGGGAGAAAATATGGCTATAAAGCGGTGCGAATCCAGTATAGATGTTGTAAAGGCCGCCAAAATCCGTATAAGAAATGTATTCCAAAACGGATTGCCGGTGTATATGTCTTTCAGCGGTGGTAAGGACAGCCTTTGTATGGCACAGCTTGTTATGGAGCTTGTGCAGGCAGGGGAAATCAATCCGGCACAGCTTATTGTACAATTTATAGATGAAGAAGCCATTTTCCCTTGCATGGAAGATAAGGTGAGGGAATGGCGAAAAAGATTTATGTTAATTGGAGCAAAGTTTGAGTGGTATTGCCTTGAGGTAAAACACTACAACTGCTTTAATGAACTGTCCAACGATGAAACATTTATTTGTTGGGACAGATATAAAAAAGATGTTTGGGTAAGACAGCCACCATCATTCGCAATCAGAAACCATCCGCTGTTAAGACCTCGCATTGATGCATATCAGGATTTTCTTCCAAGAATATGCAGCGGAGGAATTACGATTACAGGAATCCGAACAGCGGAATCAGTACAGAGACTGCAGAATATTGCAACTATGCTGAGAGCAGGAAAGACCATGACGAATAAACACCAGGTATTTCCGATATATGATTGGACCAATAATGATGTATGGCTTTACCTCCTTCGGGAAAAAGTTGACATACCAGAGATTTACCTGTTCTTGTGGCAGTCAGGAACACGAAAAGGACAATTGAGGGTATCGCAGTTCTTTTCGATTGACACGGCAAAAAGCCTTGTCAAAATGAATGAATATTATCCGGATCTTATGGAACGGATAGTAAGGCGAGAACCGAACGCATATCTGGCCGCCTTGTATTGGGATAGCGAGATGTTCGGTAGAAGCACAGCTGCAAGAAAACAAAACGAGAAGGGGATGACGGAAAAAGATTATAAGGCCGCCCTTTTAGAATTGTTTTCTGATATGGATGGAAATTTCCAAACGAAGCACAAGAGATATGTTGCGGAACGATACAGGAACTTCTTTATGAGTGTTTCTGCTATTGCGGACAATAAGGATTGCAAGGCTATATATGAAGGACTTATTTCTGGTGATCCAAAGCTGCGTTCCTATCGTGCTTTATATCAGAGAATCTATGGTAAATACATTACAGAAGCCAAAAAGAAGGAGGGCATGACAAATGGATAAGAAATTGAGTAGTCCGCTTTCCACTCTCCAATGGGTAGACAGGGACAGAGTAAAACCAAACGATTACAACCCAAATAAAGTATCGAAGCAGAACTTGGAATTGCTGAAGCAATCCATACTAACCAACGGATGGACGCTGCCGATTGTCGTGAGACCAGATTTCACGATTATTGATGGCTTTCATCGTTGGACTGTTGCAGGGGAAGAACCTCTGAAATCAATGCTTGAAGGCAAGGTTCCTGTTGTAATTGTAGAACATAAGGATAAAGCCGGTAATATTTACGGTACTGTAACCCACAACAGGGCAAGAGGTACACATTTGCTTGAACCTATGAAAGCGATTGTTAGAGAGCTTATGGGAGAGGGGAAATCTGTTGAAGAAATCGGTAAGCAGCTTGGTATGAGACCAGAGGAAATATTCCGATTATCGGACTTCTCCAAAGAGGACTTTTTGAATATGATGATTAAACCAAATCAAGGTTATTCAAAAGCAGAGTTTATAACGAAGATTTAATGTTAAAACAATAAATATTCGTGAGAGTGACACACGGGAGGGCATACACCCTCCCTTTTGTGCGTCCACGATTGCAAAACGAACAGGAGAGAGGTGGTGATATGCCGAGAGCACCGAGTGAGAAAGTAACACAAGCTGAAAAGCTATTCAATGATGGTATGGCAATGGTTGAGATTGCTAAGAAACTGGAAGTTTCAGACGGAACAGTCCGCAGCTGGAAGAACCGGTACGGATGGGGAAAAGCCTCAAAAAAAAACAAGTGCAACGTTGCGAAAAAAAATGAGAAGAAAAATGCAACGTTGCAAAAGAAAAAGAGGGGAGGTCAACCCAAAAATCAGAATGCAAAAGGCGGTTCTGGCAATCCAAACCCAAACCCTCCACCAGACAGAACAAAGCATGGTGGTTATGTTCCTGTATTTATGGATGCGTTGGATTCAGATGAGCAGGAACTTCTTGAGTCTATTCCAGAAGATACAGAGCTTCAACTGATGGAACAGATACAGCTTTTTTCGATTAGAGAGCGAAGAATACTTAAAGCAATCAATAAATACCGCGAACAAAAAGGAGAGGTTGCGGTAATGGATGTGAACCGAAGCGAGTCAAAACGCTCGTTTAAAGACCAAGAGGAAGAGGCAGAGTACGATAGGCGCCAGAAGGAGAAGGTTGATAATAAAGAAATTCTTCCGGGTAAGTCCTATAATATAGCAACACACACAGCTAATAAGGATATGATCATAGCGAGGCTGGAACAGGAACTTTCTACTGTGCAGAGCAAAAAGACAAAGGCTATTGAAGCGTTATCCAAGTATCGCATAGAAAAGGCAAGGCTTGAAAGTGAAAGTGCTGGCAACGATGCGGTTGATGATTGGATTGCAGCTGTATTGGGAGAGGAAGTGAGCGAAGATGAATAAGAACTCACGGACATTACGAAGAAAATTCTTCCAGAAGAAAATCCCAATATACAGGAAAAATCCGGTGCTATTTGCACAAGAGGTATTGCTGTTTGAGCCTGATGATTGGCAAAAACAAGCTTTGATGGATTTGGCAGAAAGCCCGAAGGTTGCAATCAAGTCTGGACAGGGTGTTGGAAAAACAGGTATGGAAGCTGTTGCTTTGCTGTGGTTTTTATGCTGTTATCCCTATCCGAGAATTGTTGCAACAGCTCCTACCAAACAGCAGTTGCACGATGTATTGTGGTCCGAAGTCAGCAAGTGGATGAGCAAGTCTCCTTTGCTCTCAGACATCCTCAAATGGACGAAGACCTATATTTATATGGTTGGCAATGAAAAGCGTTGGTTTGCCGTAGCTAGGACCGCTACGAAGCCAGAGAATATGCAAGGTTTCCATGAGGATAACATGCTTTTCATCGTGGACGAGGCTTCCGGTGTTGCAGATCCGATTATGGAGGCGATACTTGGTACTCTTTCCGGTGAAAACAATAAGCTGTTGATGTGCGGGAACCCGACGAGAACATCTGGAACATTCTACGATGCTTTTAATGTAGATAGGTCCATATACAGGTGCCACACGGTATCGTCTGCAGACAGTAAGAGAACCAACAAACAGAATATTGAATCACTCATACGGAAGTATGGAAGGGATAGCAATGTTGTGCTTGTGCGTGTGTTCGGAGAATTCCCAAAGCAAGAAGACGATGTGTTCATAGCCCTATCACTGGTGGAGCATTGCTGCATGTTAGATTTGCCAGACGATGTTCCTAAGCGAATATCATTTGGAGTGGATGTGGCGAGATATGGTTCTGATGAAACAGTTATTGCCAGGAATGTAGGTGGAAAAATAACACTTCCGGTATCGTTTAGAGGGCAAAGCCTCATGACAACAGTTGGAAAAGTTGTGCAGCTTTACAGAAAAGCTATTACAGAGTTTCCGAGATACAAAGGAAAGATATATATCAACATTGATGATTGTGGTCTTGGTGGCGGAGTTACAGACCGTCTGGAAGAGGTTAAGCAGGAAGAAAAGCTTACACGAATGGTGATTGTTCCTGTTAATGCCGCTGGCAAAGTTCCGGAAGAAACTGTTGGCGATGGAAAACAGAAAGCCTGCGACATTTACGATAATATGACAACTTATTTATGGGGCACAGTAAAAGATGCCTTAATGATGGAGGAAGTGAGTTTGGAAAATGACAATGAACTTGTTGCACAGCTCACTTGTAGAAAATACAGGCTGACGAGTAGAGGAAAGATGTTACTTGAAAGCAAAGAGGAAATGAAGAAACGAGGGATTGATTCCCCAGATAGAGCAGATGCGGTTGCACTGTCTTGCTACCAGAAAAAGACATTCAATATCGGAAGTCTCGTAGATTAGGAGGTGAGGAAATGCAGGACAATGAGAAAGAAAGCAGAGCAGATGGATATAAGAATCTGATGAATAAGTATGGTACTCAAGATGATGTGTCAGAGCAGTATCGTTTTGAGAGTGATGATCCTGTAACAGATGTGGAACTCACACTGAACTACGAGGAAAACGGATTGTTCGCTAAGATAATAGATATCCCATCTGATGATGCTGTTAGTAGTGGATTTGAATATGGTGTAAATGATGTTGACCTGGAAACATTTATAAATGATTCACTTGACGAGTTGGACTTTGAGGGTGCAGCTTCTACAGCTATCAAATGGTCGAGACTTTATGGCGGATCGCTTATGGTTATGATTATTGATGATGGCAAACAGATTGATGAACCTGTTGATTGGGATAACATCAGAGGGATTGATGAACTGCTTGTGTTTGAAAGACCTTTGATTACACCAGATTACAACAGCATATATAATCACGATCCAAAGACCAGTAAATGGTCGAAATTTGGAAAGCCTGAATTCTACGATGTATCTCCAATGTATGGCAAGCAGTTTCGTGTACACGAAAGCAGGTGCCTATTGTTCAAGAATGGAACTCTGCCGCAGTCAAGTTCAAGAACCGAGTATCGGTTCTTTGGAATGCCGGAGTACACGAGAATACATAAAGCCTTGCAGGAAACTGTTACATCGCATGGAAATGGAGTTAAACTGCTTGATAGGGCGGTACAGGCAATTTACAAGATGAATGACCTTGCCAATCTTCTGGAAACAGACGAGGGCGAGGATATTGTTCTTAGAAGATTGCGTATAATTGATATGGCGAAAGGCATCATCAATTCTATAGCTATTGATGCGAACGGAGAAGATTACGATTATAAGACTGTGACATTTTCCGGAGTAAAGGATATTATCGATGCGACATGCAATATGCTTTCGGCAGTAACAAACATCCCACAGACGAAGCTCTTTGGAAGGTCACCAGCCGGCGAAAACTCCACCGGAGAGGGAGATATGGAGAACTATTACTCCTATGTGAATAAGATTCAGAAGTTGAACCTCAAAAGAAATCTTGGAGTGCTGATTGATATTATCTTGATAGCCGGAAAGTATAAAGGCGAGTTCGAGGAAATACCGGATTATACACTGAAATTTAAACCTCTTTGGAACCTGAGTGAAGCGGAACAGGCTGGGGTTGATCAGACGAAGGCGGCAACTGAACTTACAAAGGCACAGACAGCACAGGTTTATGTCGATATGCAGGCTCTTGATGCTTCGGAAGTCAGAAAGCGTTTAGCTGAAAACGGAGAGTTTACAGTAAACGATATTTTGGATGATGAAGATGATTGGGAAGCAATGGTGGATGATGCTCCAACTAATGCAAATGAATCAGCAGAGACATCGAATACGGCATTGTCTGCAGAAGTGAAAGAGCCGCAGGAACAGGAAGAAACCGAGACTGATTCTGCGTTTGATACAGTTACTCCTACCGGATGCGGTGTCATTGTTGTAAAAGATGGGAAAGTGCTTGTTGGCACAAGGAAAGACAATGGACTTGTGTGTGGACCTGGAGGACATATTGAAATAGGGGAAACACCGGAAGATGCAGCCATAAGAGAAACAAGGGAAGAATTTGGCATCAATATAGCAAATATAATTCCGGTAACTTTGATTTCTGGTATGTCCGAACAATATTGTCCTTCGCAGGTTTTTCTATGCACAGAGTATTACGGAAATCCAATATGCTTTAATACAGAGATGGAAGATGCTCGTTTTGAAGATATAGGAAGTGTTCTTGACATGGACTTATTCCTTCCGTTTAGACTTTCACTTGAGGACTTTCTAAGGCAACTGGATGAAATTCGGTTGACAGCTGAGGTAAGTCAAAGTAATATGGAAGCAGACGGAGGCCCTGGTTCTGGAAGGTACCCGAAGGGTAGTGGAGGAAAGAATAAGAAGAGCAACTCTAAGAGAAAGAAAACCCAGTCCTTACCAATGACTGCAAAGGAAAAGGCAAAGGTCACGCATGACATAAATAATGTGTATCATGCAAAGTACAAGGGAAAGAGAGTGTGCGCAATTCGCACGAGTTCAAATGAGCCAGATAGCCCTACATACTATTATAGATTCAAGAATCATGGATTTGATGATTACGATATATTCATGAAGACAGAGGAGGATTAGACCGATGGATGAATTGAAGAAACTTCTGGAGAATGTAAGTGATACTTATGATGATTTTGTTGGCTGCGTTTTGTGTGCAGTTAAGCATGATGATGAGGATATCCGGAAAGTAAAAGATTACATCAAGGAAGATCCTGCAAGAAAGAGTGATGATATTTTAGAATATCTGGATGAACTTGGAATATAAGATACGAGCCTTGCGAGTGTGAGGCTCTTTTCTTTTGCCCTGTAGTGCCGCTAATCGTGGCATTATGGGGCTTTTTTAGTGTCAGCAGTGAAATAGACGATTGCAAGCATAATTCCAAATAAGAGGCAATGAGAGAAGGTGATAGCTTGGATGAAATGTTACGAAAAGAATTACTTCGGTCTGAATTGAAAGAGAAAAACAAAGGAAAACGGATTATCCCGTGTAAATACAGACCTAAGTATCCGGACAGTGCGGAAAGAGAATATATGCGATTGGTAAATGCATATATGGCTATCGAGAAAGAGGTGCTTATGAAGTATATGCCAGATATAAAGCAAATACTTAATGAGGGCACGCAGCTTCGTGCGGATTCAAAGAAAGATAATGAGCAGAAACGCAGGACAGCACGATTTTCAGCTTTAGACAATACAATAGTTCGCCTCACAATTCTTTTTAAGACAATCCAAAGAGAACTGGATGCCGCTTTTGGACTTTACGACTTGAAAAGACAGATAAATATAATTGCCAACCTAGACCATAAGCTCACCGTTAAAGAGTGGAAGAAAGCGGTAAGCAAGACATTGGGTATTAATTTGCTTGATGATTATTATTCTGGAGAATATTACGCAAAGATGTTGGAAAAATGGGTGTCTGATAATGTGGATTTAATAAAGACTGTTCCGAATCAATCTCTCGATAGAATGAAAGAACTGGTATATGAAAACTACATGAAAGGAACGACTACAACCAATATTGTAAAAGAGATTCAGCGGCAATACGGAATGAGTAAGCGTCATGCAAAGCTGATTGCCAGAGACCAAACGGCAAAGCTTAATGCAGATATTACGGAGAGCCAGCAGAGGGATGCGGGTGTGCCAAAGTATGAATGGTCTGGAGTAATGGATAGACGAGAGCGGAAAAGCCATAGAGAGCTGGAAGGAAAGATAATCAGCTGGGACAATCCGCCAGATGTAGGAAATGGCAGAAAATGCCATCCTGGACAGGATTATCAATGCCGGTGTTGCGCAATTCCGGTGTTTGATATAGATAATCTGGATTTGCCAGTTTGAAAGGAAGTGGTTGCATTGAAAAAGTGACAGAAAGCAGGAGGTGCAGAAAGTGAAGCTGAAACGAATTGACAGCATTTCCATGGATCAGACTTATTACACAGATGAAGGCTATCTTGTAGATCACCCAATTGTGACTACATGTGGCATATTTGAGTATAAGAATGATGATGGAAGCACACGGAGGGAACTCCGATTGCCTGAGAATGTCTTTGACAAGAAATCGTTGGAGAGTTACAAGGGCAAACCAATCATCATTACACATGATGCTGGAGAAGTGGATAAGGAGAATGTCCGCAGAGAACAGATAGGCACAATTATGAGTGAAGGATACAGGGATGGAGATAGCGTTCGCTGTGAGATTATTATTCATGATACAAATGCTTTGAAAAGTTGCGGATTGAAAGAGTTATCCCTTGGATACAGCCTTGATACTGATGATACTCCGGGAGTATATCACGGAGAGAAATACGATTGTATTCAGAAAAATATCGAAATCAATCATCTTGCACTTGTCGGAGAAGCAAGAGCGGGAGAAACTGCTCGCTTGAATATCGATGGCAAGGATGATGATACACAAATCTTAAAAGGAGGCAAAGTAATTATGTACAAACCTAATTCAAAAGGCCGAAGAGCTGATGAGGGCGAAGAGCTTACACCAGAAGAGATGGAAGCTGCTATTGCTTTATTCAAGGCTCAGAAAGCCGCAAATCAGGCAACTGGTGAGGGAGTTGATGGAGAAGATCCAGAGGAAACACCAGCAGCCAATCCGGAGGAAAATGGAGAACCGGAAAAGACACCCGTTGAAAAGGTCAAGGAGAATATTGACCGCAGAGATGCTGAGGGTGATGGTATGTCGCCAGAGGATATTATTGCAGAGCAGAAAGCAGACCTTGATACTCTCTTGCAGGAGATTGACAAGATGCAGGCTCAGAGCGATATGAATGGTGATGAAGGAGAAGACGCTGGAGAGAAAGAAGAAACTGCTCCTACAGACGAAAACACAGATTCGGATGATGAGGGAGCGGGTGCAGAATGCGATCCGGAGAAACAGAAAGGAGTAAACATGGATTCTGTGGATAAAATTATTCAGGACCGCCTTGATGTGTGCCGAATGGCTGACCGATTAAACCTTGATGGAGTTGAGGGACTTTCGGTAAGAGAAGGAAGAAAACGCATTATCAAGGCAGTTAATCCGAAGATGAATCTTGATGGAAAGAGCGACAGCTATATCAATGCAGCTTATGACATTGCAAAGCAGTCATTCCATGAGAGAAAGAGCACTAATGATCAGAGAGAGAGAATTGCAGCTGATAAGGTCCGCAAGGATGCAAAAGAGGTTAGTAATTCAACATCTGCTCGTAAGAAAATGATTGCGAATATGACAGGAGGTAGAAAGTAATGAGCACAGCAGTACAGACAAGTTATGGCTTTGGCTTTCCTAAAGGAGTGGCCGGCGGGCTGTTTGATTTATCGGCCCATGATGTTACAACAAGACAGGCAGAAGGTGATGGTGTTGCCTTTGGTCTTGGTGTTGTCGTTGGAACAAATAAAGGCACTGACGTAAAACTTCCGGCAACAGGTGCAACATCTGATGATTTTGAGGGTGTTGTAGTACACAATTCTGTTATGGTGGAAAAGGATATGGATAACAATGTTTCCATCAACAGCAAGCGTACAGTAGGCTGCCTTCATTTTGGAAGAATTTGGGTGCAGACTGGAGCAGCAGCTAAACCTGCATACAAGGAGAAGGTTTACTTAATTACGGATGGTGATGAGGCAGGGAAGTTCACAACATCTGCAGATACAGCAACCAAGGTGGAAGTAAATGCTATTTTCCTTGGAGAAACTGATAATGGCATTGCAAACGCAGAGTTCAGACCGGGTGCGGTTGTGAAAGCTGCGGAGAAATAAGAAGGAGGTATTCACGAATGAAAGATTTTAACATGGATGATTACAGTGCATTAAAGGGCTCTACCCTTGTTAAGGGGCTTGCGGGAAGTGAGCAGCTTCGTTTTGATAGTGTTGAATCTGCAACTGTATTCTTTGCCAGAGAACTTGACCAGGTAAAGACAAAGACTTATGACAAGCAGTATCCGGAGCTCTCTGCATTGTCTTACTTCCCTATCACTTCTGAGGTTAATGAGGGAGCAGAAACCACAACATATTACAGCTATGATATTACCGGTATGGCGGCAATCATTAACAATTATGCCACAGACCTTCCTAGAGTTGATGTACAGGGCGAATCTCACACTGCTTCTATTAAGTCTGTCGGTGACAGCTATGGTTACAATGTGCAGGAAATGAGAGCTTCCAGAATGGCAGGAAAGTCTCTTGATGCCAGAAAAGGTGCAGCTGCAAGAAGAGCGTCAGATTATATGGTTAATAAGATTGCTTTTGCAGGCGATAAGAAACATAACCTCGTCGGCATTTTCTCTGATGGTACCGACATTCCTCTGTACACTTTGTCCGAGGTTGAAGTTGATGGAAAGAAGTACACAGACTGGGCACATAAGACTGCTGATCAGATTCTTGAGGATATCAATGGCATGCAGAAGTTTGTTGACAAGATTACAATGTCTATCGAAAAGCCTGATACATTAGCTCTTCCGTCGTACATTTACATGGATCTTTCAACAAGAAGAATTCCAGATACGGAGACTACTGTACTAAGCTTTATCAAAGACCATGCACCATACTTAAAGAACTTCGAGAGCATGGCAGAGTTACAGGATTCCGCTACTGATATCAATCCTACAGGAAAGAATGTTGCGTTTATGTACACGAAGGATCCGGAAAAGTTCAGTTTGGAAATTCCGCTTCCGTTCTACCAGTACCCATTGCAGGTACAGAAACTCGAGACAGAGATTCCTTGCGAAACAAGAACTGCTGGACTTATCATTTATTATCCGTTATCAATGCTTCTTGCATACGGAATTTAAGGAGGAAATGACATTATGAAGATTATCAATAAGTCGAGAAAGATTATCGGAATCAACGGAGAGCCACTCCTTCCTGGAGCGGATTTAGAGTTACCGGAGGGAATGGAAACCCATCCGGTAATTTCTTACTATCTGCAGAAAGGAATTGTGGTTGACTCCCAGAATGTCTCTGCGGAGGAGAAAACAGGTATTAGTGACCTTGAAAGAGCTCACATTGAGGAGGAAGCTATTGCCAAGTACAAGGCAGAGCAGGAGAAAGCGGCAAAAGCCGCAGCTTCTAAGGAAGCTGAGATTAAAGCTGTAAAGACCATGAAGAAAGATGACCTTCTTACAAAAGCTGTAGGGATGGGACTTGAGGTAACGGACGATGATACCGTTGATACTCTAAAGGAGAAAATTGTAGCCGAACTCAGCAAGTAGGAGGTGACCATTATGGATGCCTTTGAAATTATAAGAAAGACCATGGAAGAGTTTGCAGATGTACCAGATGATACAGTACAGGCTTTCATATCTCTTGCAGAGCCACTTATCAGCAAAAAGAGGTTCAGAAAGTTGTATCCGCAGGCTTTGGCATATTTAGCGGCACATAAAATGAAAATGTCTGGTTTAGGAAAGACAATCGGTATAGGAACGATAGGGGACACCATTGGATTATCTTCTGTTTCGGAAGGTGAGACATCGGTGTCCTTTTCCAATAATCAGGCAGGAAACATGGCGACGGATTCAGAATTTGGATTAACAGTATACGGCATGCAGTATCTCAATTTGAGAAAGCGTTGCATTGTTACTATTGTGTCAGCGGGTGTTGATTATGGCGGTTAAAGTCAGAGAGAAAGTTACTGCTGATGGCAAGAAGTTTCAGAAGATGTTAGAGGACCTTGACAAACTGGAGGTACGAATAGGCATACAGCAGGGAGCTGGTAGCGACAATGGTGTGGATTTGGTTGATATCGCAATGTTCAATGAACTTGGAACTGTCCATATTCCGTCGAGACCATTCCTGCGAGATAGTGTTGACGCTCATTCTTCTGAAATCAATGCCTTTTTGCAGTCAATGAGGACGCAGCTGGTAAAAGGTGGCTCTGCAGAAGATGTACTAAAGAAAATAGGAGTGTTTCAGAAAGGCTTGATACAGAAAGAGATTGTTAATGGCGATTTTGTTCCGAATTCTCCGGAAACGATTAAAAGGAAAGGTTCTGATAAGCCATTGATTGATACAGGCCGCATGAGGCAGTCAATTAACTATGTAATACAGGAGAAAGGAGGGTCTGACTAATGCCATTCTTTGGAAACACATACACATTGAGAAGATATGGGGAAGACCAGATTATAGATGGATATCCGACTGCCGGATACGAAGACATCCAAGTTGTTCTTGATGTGCAGACTATGTCGGATGATGAAGTGATAGAAGCTGGCGGGAGCAGAGATGAACAGATGTTGAAAACATTTGGTAATTTTTCAATCAGAACATCGAAGCAGGAAGAATGTGTTAGATCAGACCAGCTCCTGTATGATGGACGATGGTTCGAGTGCATGTCCTCTCGATTGAGCCAGAACACAATTTTGAAGCATTGGACATCGACATTCAAGCTGATACCTGTCAGCGAGAACAAAGAGCCAAGCAATTCTGAAATGGAGGAAACAGAATGACATTTTCAGAGGTTAAAAAGTTTATTTACGAACTTGTTAAACGGTATCATCCGGGTGCAATGGTGGTGTGGACAAAAACCAAAGGAGTTACACCTAAACCACCATATATAACACTTGGATATAGTAATTTGAATAGGTCAGCATTTCCTTTGTCGGATGATGAAAGAGAACATAGATATTACAATTATGATTTTACTTTTGAAATCAATTTGTACACTGTGGGAAGAGAAGTTAAAGCTGGAAACAGCAGCTACTATGAAAATACTGCAGTTGAGGACTTAGAAGAGTTTATCAGATTTCTTGATTCGGACGGAATAACAGAAGAGCTGGCAAAAAAAGATGTAACTATTGTTATGAATCCACCAATACGGGATTTGTCAGAGCTGATTGGAGACACGAAATTTAATTATCGTTCAATGTGCGAATTTACGGTATCGTATGTCGGATTAGCAGATGGAAAATATGGAGTTTTGGAAAGCAAAGCAGTTCCAAATCCGAGCGGTGGAGGAAAGAAAGAATTTGCAGAGGTAGAAACCTATGCAATAGAAGAAATAAAAATACAGGAGGAAACAGACAATGGCGATTAGAAATAATCTTAATGATATTGTCAAGGTGGATATTGCAATTTCTACTCCAGGTTCAAGCGATGAGAGCTTTAGCAATGTGCTCCTTGTTGTCGAAGGCCCGGAAACAGGAAAGAAATCTACAGATAATATTGGAACAAAGGTCGTTAGTATTTCACAGGCATCTGAGCTTGTGGATTATGGATTTTCAACAGAATCACAGGCATACATTATGGCGAGTGTGGCATTTTCTCAGTCACCGGCACCGAGCCTTATCTATGTTGTTGCAAGGCAGGTTACAAGCGAGGAAACAGACCCTGTTACTTATGAAAAAATCAGCGTAACACTTGATAGAGCCAAAGAAGCTGGCGGGTGGTATGGAATTGCCTTATCAAAGACATTTCTCACAAAGACCGACCTTGAAGAAGCTATCAAATGGACAGAATCCAATGACAAACTCTTTGGATTTACATTTATTGGAGAAACATTACCGGTCAGCACAACAAACTTCTTCCGCAGCTTTGCTGTTTATGGCGGTGGAGTTCCAGATGTTGAGAGCAATCCAGATGAAAATTATTACATTTCTTTGGCAATGATGGCTAAGTGCTTTGGATATGATCCTGGAAGCGAAACATGGGGGTTAAAACCACTGACAGCTGTATATCCGTGTAAGTTATCCACTGCTATGAAAAAATATTGCGATGAAAACTGCATTACATATTTTACAACTTATGCTAAAAAGAACGTCACAAGCTCGATGGGCGGCAAGGTGCTTGCAAACGAATGGATTGACACAATTCGATTCAGAGATTGGTTAAAGAATGACATGCAGGAAAGAGTATTTAATCTTCTTGTGTTGAACACGAAAGTACCTTTTAGTGATGAAGGTATTACTGCGGTTGAAGGCAAGATGGAGGAATCGTTAAAAGTGGGGCAGAAAGTCGGAGGAATTGCGCCTACAGAGTATGACGATGATGATAATGAAATTCCTGGATACACAATAACTGTGCCTTCATCCTCAAGTATGAGTGATTCAGAAAAGGCATCCAGACAGTTGACAGGCTGCAAGTTTACCGCCAAGTTAGCAGGAGCAATCCAGGTAGTAAATATCAGTGGCAACCTTGTGTACGCATAGAAGGAGGTGAAGGTTAATGCCAAGAGTAACAACTTATAATCCGAAAAAGATAACGCTTGCACTCGGAAACCATATTGCAAGTGGTTTTGCTGATGACAGCTTTATTGTTATTGAGCCTGCTGGCGATGGAAACAGCTATGTGGCAGGAGCAGATGGTGAAGTCTGCGTGAGTGTGGATCCGTCATCCATCTATACCGTAAAGGTATCTGTTCTTCAGAACTCTAAAACAAATGCATATTGCAAGAAGATGTATGAGAAGATGAAGAAAAATGGTAAGGGATTTTTCCCTGTTACAGTGAAGGATCTTGTTGGCAATGAGAAATTCAGCGCATCTACAGGCTGGATTACTAAGCCCGCAAGCAAAACTTACGGAAAAGCACAGAACAATCGCGAGTGGGAGATTGTAGTAGCTGATGGTGCAGAAAGTTAGGAGGTGCAATATGGCAAGATTGAAACAGCTTGAACCAAAGAAAGAAACTATCGGGGGTCTGGATTTTTATATCAGACCTTTCCCTGCTATGATTGCCGCGAATTTAACGGGAGATTTAGCTTCACTGCTCACTCCTGTTCTTGCGGCACTTATGCCGCTTGTCGGCAATGACAGTAATAAGGACGAGGGCAATGGAGAAGACGGCGGCCTGCTGAATATGGATGTAAATGATGCCGCAGCTTCTATTTCAAAGAGCATGGAAGGGTTTTCTGGAAAGAAAGTGGAATCCATGATGAAGAAATTGCTTATTACATATGAGAATGTCATAGTTGAGCTTCCTGTAGAAGACGAAGATGGTGTAAAAACCGGAGAATACGAGCAGGAAATACTTGATATGGATATCGTAAATGAGATTTTTTGCGGGGATGTACAGGACATGTTCATTCTCGCTTTTTATGTTATCCGTTTGAACTTCAATGGTTTTTTCAAGAGACTCGCCGGCCCATCTGGGAAAGCAGGCGAGGCTATAGCGAAGAAGATGAGGACGATATTGTAAAATACGGAAAACTTGACACCTCACAATTTTCCGAACTGGAGTTAAGAATGTACATACTGATTAAAGCAAAAATAGCTTCAATGTTTGAATTAAAGGAGTATTACACCTTAGATGAGGCATTGAAGCTATATGCTTTATATCGTATGGATATGGATATTCAGAATGGAAAGGCGGAGGAAATGAGAGAAAGGAGGGAATAACATTGACGATAAGAGATATTGCGGTTGCATTTGGCATTGAAGTTGATCAGAAAAGCGTTAGTGCTGCGGAGAGTGCCATTAAGGGAGTAAAAAATATGGCCTCAAAGCTTTTAGGCGCTATTGGCATAGGCTTTTCAATTGCCGGTATTGCAAATTTAGCAGAAGCGGCGGCAGATGCAGAGGCATTAAAGTCACAGTTTTCTCAGGTGTTCGGAGATTTGGAACAGGATGCCTCGGATAAATTGGATAAGATTGCTGATGAAACAGGAGTAACCGTAAATAGAATGAAAGGTAGTTTTACCCAGATTGCCGCATTTGCAAAGACAACCGGAATGGAACAGGCTGACGCATTAGATATCGCAGACCGATCCATGAAAGCTGTTGCGGATTCTGCCGCATTCTATGATAGAAGCATAGAGGATGTAACCAATTCCCTCCAGTCTTTCTTGAAAGGTAATTTTGAAAATGACGCTGCTCTCGGTCTTTCATGTACTGAGACAACGAGAAATACAGCTGCAAATGCATTGTATGGGAAGTCATTTAAAGATTTATCAGAAGCGGAAAAACAGTTGACACTTTTACAGATGGTAGAGGATGCAAACAAAGCCTCTGGTGCAATAGGACAGGCGGCAAGAGAATCTGATACTTGGACCAATCAGCTTGGCAATTTGAAACAGAATGTGCAGGATTTGAAAGCGGCTGCTGGAAATGCGTTCTTAAAGCCGGCAGTAATGGTGTTAAAACTGCTTAATTCTTTGGTATCAAAGGCAACTGTAGGGATGAAAAAACTGACATCAGAGACAGGAATCCTAACCAAAGCATTCAATGGTATGCATGCTTTAGTAAAAAGATTGAAACCAGCTATTGATCGAATGATGCAGACTTTGCAAATAGGTGCAAAGAAGGGCATGGGAATGGTGAAGAATGTTATAGATAAACTTGGTGGAGTTGATAACGCTCTGAAGCTCTTGGCTATTATTGCAGGAGCTTTTTTTATTGTAATGAATTGGAGCAAAATCATATCTGGAGCAAAGGCATTTATTACATTACTTACAAAAATGAAAGGCTTATTCAGCTTGGCAAATTTGAAGACTTTGGCTATTGTGGCGGCGGTAGTGCTGTTGGCGCTGATTGTTGAAGATTTTATAAATTTCCTCATGGGAAATGATTCGGTTATTGGAACAATATTTGACAAGGCAGGTATTGGTGCAGACAATGCCAGGGAAGCTATTTTCAAAGCATGGCAGAAAGTTAAAGAATTTCTGCTTAATGTATGGGATTTCCTCAAGCAAGCTGCCGGAATGTGGGTTGATACTGTTAAAGGGTTCTTCGAGAGGCATGGAGAAAGTATAAAGGCTAACTTCATGAGAGCTTGGGGAATTATAAAAACATTCCTGAGTGGGGTATGGACATTTATCTCCCAGCTGGCGGCAACGATATTTGGAGGAACGGAAGATAGCATAGATGGTTCTACAACAAGTACGAAGGACAAACTTTTAGCTGTATGGCAAGCTATTCTCGATGCTTTGTCAGCGGTTTGGGATGCTTTATATGAAGCTGGGAGTGCTGTATTCAATGCTATTGCGACTGTAATAGAAACTGTATTTGGATGGATCCAGACATTTTGGAATGCGTGGGGTTCTACGATACTTGCATGGTTTAAAGGACTGTGGGACAACTGCGGACAGTTTATAAATGGATTCCTCGAAGTAATAAAAGGACTTGCAAATTTTATAAGCTCTGTATTCACAGGAAACTGGTCTGGAGCATGGGAGGGTATCAAACAGATATTCTCTGGAATATGGGATATGATTGTAGCTTTCTTACAGCAGGCATGGAACACAATATCAACAGTTCTGACTATTGGATTAGGTGCTCTGCAGGCACTTTGGAACGCAATTTGGGGTGCAATAAGTGCATTTTTCTCTGGAATATGGAATGGAATAGTTTCTTTCTTGACAGGAATATGGAACACAATAACAAGCACTATTTCAAATGCAATCAATTCTGCTTATAACACGATAGTTTCAGTATTGCAGTCCATATACAACTTTTTCAGTAGTATTTTTTCAAACATAGCTAATTCCGTAAGTTCCACATTCAATAATATAGTGAGTGGAATTAAAGGCGCTGTGGGGAATATCAAATCTGCGATTGTTGATGGATTCAATGCGGCAATCAGCTTTATAACAAGCCTTCCGTCGAAGGCGGTCCAATGGGGTGCTGATTTCATCGGGGGCTTAAAAAACGGAATTATGTCTGGTGTGCAGGGGATTGTAAATGCTGTAAAAGGTATTGGAGATAAGATCAAATCATTTCTGCATTTCTCAGTTCCGGATGAAGGACCATTAACTGATTATGAAAGTTGGATGCCTGATTTTATGGGCGGACTGGCCGAAGGTATCAGTTCAAATGAAGACACTGTCCTTGATAAAGTTAAGGGGCTTGCTGGTGGCATATCAACTCTTATGAAGGGGGCAACTGCCTCAGCCGCAACAGCAACTGGAAGCGCAGTAAGCAACACAAGTAATACAACAAATGTAACTCAGAATAACACCTTCAATAACTCTTATTCTGGTAGTGATGTTCAGGCACAACAGAATGTATCGAAGGGCATGAAACAGTCGGCACAGGATGCCACAAGCTATATGGCTAAAGGGCTGGCATATGCAAGGTAGGTGAAAAGGAATGGCAAGAAATCTAAAACCGGTTAGCATTGCCGGAATAGAAGGGGATGCTCTTATCAGCGAGGATATCAGCTATTCTGCTGACATTCCTGAGTATCCTGTTGAAAATGGTTACAATGTATCGGACACAATTATATTAAAACCTATTCAGCTGAGCATCACTCTATATATAAGTGATAGCCCAGCTACATGGAGAAATCGCAAAGGACATAGTCCTTCTGCGGGCAGAACCAAGAAGATATGTGAGAAGTTTGAGAAATTGTATTTTCAGAGAAAATTGGTAAAGGTTGTCACTACAGACAAGATATATACCAGTATGGGAATCACATCAATGTCAATTTCTCATAGTTCGGAAATTGGGTACGCACGACAGATACAGTTTTCATTAAAGAAAGTGTATGTAACCAAAAGAAAAACGGTTTACATACCTAAATATATTTTGCAGAGTGGAGAATCAAAGAAGAGTGCAGGAACAGCGACAACATCATCCAGCAGTTCAAATTCTTCAAGTTCTTCGTCGAGCAAATCTGGAAGCTCTGGAGGATCAGGAAACAAATCCGGCAGCGGAAAGAAAGGTTCAATACTTTATAACATTGGAAAGAAAACCGGTTTCTTATAGGAGGTGGATAGATGCTTTATATTACAGTTCCGGATATGAATGATAGTGTATCGTCGGTGACAATCGAAGAAAAAGAATATCTTATCCGCTTTACATACAATGGAACAGGAGATTTTTGGAGCTTTGGATTATCAGACACAGACGAAAATCCTATTATTTCTCCGACCAAGATTGTGCCCAATTTTCCGCTGACACATTTTATGAATTTCACATCATTGCCAGATGGAATATTCGGTGCAGTTAGTGAGGAAACAAGACTTACAAGGGAATCTTTCAATAATGGAACAGCAGAATTTGTTTTTATACCTTGGGATGAATGGGAGGATTAAAATGGCACAGGAGAATTTTATCAGAAGATATCTTATGAAGGCTGGAAAAATGGGGCATAACGGATTTCAAATCGGTCAAACTTCAACCGAGAATCCGCATGCATTGCATATAAGTTTTAGCATTGAAAAATCGACATCAGAAACTGCCAATACAGCCAAGGTGCAAATATGGAATTTATCCCCTGCCAATCTCAGCATCCTCGACACGAAAGATTGCGCAATTGAATTACAGGCGGGATATGCCAATCACATTGCATTGATTCTAGCAGGAAATGTAGTTACATCGTCAACTGAAATGGATGGGGCAGACAGAATGACAGAAATAGAAGTTGTCGACGGAAGGGTTGCTTTGAGAGATACATATATATCCATTTCTCGCTCTGGAAAAGTTAACAGCAAGGAGGTATTTGACCAAATTGCAGGAGAAATGGGTGTGTCGGTTGTGTATTCAAAAGGGTGCAAATTCAAAACCTTACCGCATGGATTTAGCTATGTAGGAGCAGCTAAAACAGCTTTGAAAAAGCTATGTAAGACATGTGGTCTTAAATGGTCTATTCAGAATTCGGTTTTACAGATAAGGAAACCAAATGAGGCTATAACAACTAGGGCGTATCTTTTAAGTCCCGATACGGGACTTTTAGAGGTGCCTAAGCGAATAACTATATCCTCCGAAAGCGACGATTCGGGCAACGGAAAAAGCAATAGTCAGGTAGGCTATGAAGTGAAATATTTTTTGAATGGAGCGATTGGAGTGAATGATTATATAAGATTGGAAAGCGACAAAGTGCGTGGGTATTTTAGAGTTTACAAGCTGACGATTGACGGAGACAATCTGGAAGGCGATTGGATATGCACGGCGCAGCTTTTGGAGGTGAAATAATGTTACAAGAATTTGTAGAACAGGTCGAAAAGGCTGCAAGGTCAGTAATGGAAGAAATGCATACTGCGATTCCCGGAAAAATAACGGCATTTAATGCAGGAACAGGATTTGCAACTGTAAAACCTTATGGAACATACACTACTGATTCTGGAAGAAAAATGGCATACCCAACAGTAACGGAAGTACCGGTCATTATTCCTCAAAGTCAGGTGAACGACATTTATATTGCCTTTCCAATAACAGTTGGTATGGATTGCTTGCTAATCATTTCAGAACAGGAATTGGATGCGTGGATAGGTGGCGGCGAATCAGAAAACGATATTCGGTTTGACTTGACAAGTGCCATAGCAATCCCTGGATTGTCCAATAAGGGCAACACAGTTTTGAAGGAGGCTTGCAGTAAAAAGAGTTTGATATTGCAGAATGGTGCGACAAAGGTATCGGTAAATAAAGACAATGTGGAAATCGCAGGAAATTTAATTGTGAGTGGCGATGTAAAAGCTGGAAATATATCTCTGAAAGATCATACACATGCAGGTGTGCATGGAGATACATCTAAGGCGAAGTAAAGAAGGAGGCGAGGAAATGGATATACTGCTCGATGGAAATGGTGATTTGGCATTCAAGGGAACTGACATTATCCTTGCCAATTCTGTTCGCCAAAAGATAAAAATTCGGTTAAAGTGGTTTTTTCAAGAATGGAGATGGGATGATGAAGCTGGTGTTCCGTATTTTGAATATCTTTTTGTGAAAAATCCAGATATAGACCAGATTAAAGAATTGATAGAAGACCAAATTTTCAATGTAGCTGAAATTACGGAAGTTAATGATGTATCTATAGAAATTGATAGCTTGAAAAGGTCGGCAGTAATCCGATACGAAGCTGTTACAGATGAAAAAACATATAAGGAAGAGGTGAAGATTGGTGGCTGAATATGGAATTACAGATAAAGGATTCGAGATTAAAAGATTGGATGAAATATTGGAGGAACTTCACTCAGAACTTTCTGAAAAATTTGGATTTAACACCAGATTGAATCCTCAATCATTTCTGAATGTACTAATAACAACATATGGCGGACAAATTTCAGAGCTTTGGGAAGTGGCACAGGCCAGTTATTATGCAAAATATCCGTCCACAGCTGAAGGAGTAAGCCTTGATAATGCTGTGCAGTATGGTGGCATTCGACGAAGCCCTAATAAATACAGTTATTACACATTGCATTGTACAGGTGATGACGGAACGGTTGTAAGACAGGGAGCTACAGTTGCGACAAATACAGCACCACAAGCTAAACTGGCGGCTGTTTCAGAATTTGTAATAACGAGGGAATCTTTCAACAAGGTATCAATAAGGATTGCAGCTCCTGTTACAGGGGCTATATATTCTGTATCAATAAATGGTGTTCAGTACAGCTTTACAAGTGTATCTGATGATGAATTATCGATCATTGAAGGATTGAGTAAGGTTGTTAAGCCGGATGGATATAAAGTGTCGGTAAATGAAAGCAGTATTACTCTTGATGTGATTTGCGAATCAGTTTCAAGGAGCGGCATCCTGGTTCTATCAGATAATTTAACAACGTCAAGTGTCACTACTCTTGCTGATTTTGCCACAGTAGAGTATGGAAAACTCATTTTCCCGAATGGAACAATTACCGTTATGATTACCAATATCAGTGGATTTAATGCTGTTGAGAATCTAATCGAACCAACTTATGGAAGATTACAGGAAACAGATGTGGAACTTAGACATTCGTATCTTGCAAAATCGGCTATTCGGTCCACGAGAATGATAGACAGTATTTGCTCACAACTGATAAATAATGTTCCGAATGTCGAGAGTGCCACAGGATATGAAAATGATACGGATGATACGGATAAGGAAGGAAGACCACCACACAGTGTTGAAATAATTGTGGACGGAGGAGATGAAACAAGTATTGCAAGTATTATTTTAGATAAAAAAGCTGCTGGAATTCAAACCTTCGGTTCTATTACTGTTAATGTGGCAACAGAGTATGGAGATTCTATCCCTGTAAGTTTCAATAGACCGGAATATATCTATGTATGGATGAAAGTTACTTTGGATGCTGACAAGTCATATTTACCTACTAATTACGCAAATCTGACAATAGAATCAATTGTAAAAGATGCCTCAAAGTTGCAGGCTGGCGACAATATGTTGTCCCAGACTTTTAATGATGGAATTTATTCTGCAGTCGGTGGTGTAACCTATGTTGACATCAAATGTGCAGCAACAAAGGATAGTGAGCATATACCAACCAGTGAAGAGTACACGAAAGTAAATGTAAGTGTGGAAAGCAGACAGAAAATAGTCATTGCCGACACAAGAATTGAGGTGGTATATAGTGGGCATTCTTGATAAATGGTTAGACGATTTACCACAGCAGTTTCAAGGAAAGAAGCACATAGAAGACCTTATTTCGGTATTTGCAAAACAAATGGAAGATTTACATAGGGTGTTCAAACAACTTGACGCAGAGACAGATTTAGAGAGTGCTGTTGGTGCGAATTTGGATATGGTAGGAGATATTGTAACTCTTACACGAAAAGAAGCAGGTGTTTTAGCTGGCATAGATGTTGAAGATCCGGTTATCAGCGATGAACGATACCGGCAGTTCTTAAAGTATCAAATGCTGGTCAATACAAACGAATGTACTTATCGTGATCTTATGGATGGATTGGCACTTCTGTGGGATGTATCTCCAATTTATTACAGAGAGGATCCGGCTCTGCCTGCGGTGATTATACTTACGATGCCATTCCTTACACCGGGAGGCAAAGTTGTTACATTGGGCGAGGTTCCAATGGTAAAGCCTGCGGGTGTCAGAATTGAATTTGAGTATTATATCAAGGCTATCGTTGAGATAGCCTTTAATTTTTGGATTTCTTCGTATGATGTCCCGAGGTGCAATACCATTGTTTGTGGTACGCATCCGAGGAGAGCAACACTCGGTACTATTATCGAAATCCGTTGTGAACAGGATACAAATGCCTTGATAGCCGCTTTTGATGCAAGCAAAACGGGAACTATCCGAATAGGAGGAACTGCTTATAATGCTACACTTGGAAAAACATTTGCAGAAGATGTTGAGATAGAAATAGATAGTAATTTGCACATAGTAGATTTCTTGCAATCCGGACAAAGTGTGGCAGGATTAAAGCCCAATAGGGCGACGCAAGGAATGGTAATACCTAAAGAAATACTTGTGGAAAGGAATGCTTATCTACAGAAATATACTATGCCGGCTTCCGGTCTTCAGACTTCTGGAGGAGGAACGCTGGCAAATTCTTTATCAGTGGGTGTTAATAGCAAAATTGAGGCAGATGATATGGTACTACTCGGCACACCTACGGAGTTATATGCTTCTCCGGAACATAAAGCCGGGAAAGCATATAAGACGCTTGCTGTTTCATCATCAGAAACAGAGGCAGATGTAAATGTATTCATTGCTTCGGCTACCATCAGACGATGTGGAACCAGAAGCTGTGGAAATAAAGAATAGGAGGTAGCAAGATGGGATTCTGGGAAAAAGATTTTCTAAACAGAAGACGGCAGGAATGGATGGAGTCTATTCATAAATTCCAGTACCAAGTAAATGGAAAATGGTATGATGCCAAAATCAATAGTAAGAAAATCACAGGCAACAAGATTGTTTTTATTGTAAGTTTGCTCACCACTCCCAAGACAGCCCACACAATTACCGGAATTCGCCTTTGGGACATTACCGGTCGCATTTGTGGAGGACTGGAAGTTGCCGTTAAAAGGACGGCAAATCAGGGTGTGTTAGCTAAATTTGAATTCCCAATTTACGAGAAAGGAGATGAATAGGGATGAATGTATTACCAGAATATTTGGAAGGCAACAGAACTGGCTCATACACACCAGAACAGTGGCTTGATGAAGTAAAGGACAAAAATTCGGACGAAATTATCCAGGAGGGAACTCCAATGGATGCCGAACACTTCAATCACATGGAGCAGGGCATTCATAACAACTCACTTATGTTGGCTCTTTTGTTAGAGAATGTAAAGCATACTCAGCAAAGCGTAGAGTCTGTTGATGGTGAGGAACTTGAAGTTACATTGACCAACACAAAGGATTTCTATTTTAATAATTCTGTTAAGACTGTGGCGCTTGCAAATATGCGTAGCACATTGGATTACAGGGTTATCACAGAAGTACAAGGCAATCCTGTAAATGTTGGTGATGTGGTTGTCTATGATAAGCAGGTGAATGGTTTTAAGATTGCTTTTACAGGCAGTGCTAAAAGTGTGACTGTTCGTTGCTTTGTACAGGGAGGAGGTACGGTGTAGTGGCAAATATCATTATTCATAGTGACGAAAGAAAAGCTGAAACAAACAGAACCCTTCGTGATTATGGTATCAATCCGGAACATGCAACCAAAGCACAAAGAGATATGGCAGATTGCGTAGCCCAGAAGACAGGCGAAGCCTGCAGAGAATTAAGGAGGTATGACAGATGAAAGTCGTAGAGGTAAATGTTGGAAAGAAAATTGAGTACAGTGTATCGAAAAATAAGATTACATTTGCTGATGAATTGATGCTCAATTGCGAAAAGTTGGAAAGAGATAATGATGAATGTGTTGACATTTGCATTGCAAAGAATGGGATGATTACTTCTGGCCAGCTTGGTGAAAAGTATGCAGCACAAATTGAGATTCCGGCAAGGCAGTATGTTGAAAAGGAAGTTCCTAATCCAGATTATGATCCTGAGGTAGAAAACAGCAGCGAAACAATTATGGAAAGAACCCCTGTTCCGTTCAATATGGCAAATGTTACGCTCAAATTATATGCAATCGAATAAGGAGGACTATTATGGGAAATTATGATCAGATGGCAGCTGCGGTAAGCGAGCTGTCAGGTGGAAAAAATGTGGTATTACTGGATGACATCGGAATGCCATCAATTTATGTAAGAATTCCAAAAGGAAAAAATTCAGAGCTTGTAAGCGGCCTTAGCGATAATGTTCATTATGCGTTTAATGTGGACAGTGTCGAGAAGACCGCTTTTTATTATTCTAAGTATCAGAATATTATTGTAAATGAAAGGGCATATTCTCTTGGACACAGAGATCCTGCAAATTCCATAAATTGGGATGCTGCAAGAAAGGCTTGCGAAAATAAAGGAGCGGGCTTCCACCTTGCAACAATGGCAGAGTGGGCTTATATTGCTCTCTGGTGCCGCAAGAATGGCACTATGCCGCATGGAAACAATAATTACGGAAAAGATTCGGCTTATACACATGAACACGGCGAGGAATCTTCAAAGGATAGCGGAAAAACTGGAAGATGTTTCACAGGTTCTGGACCTGTAACATGGAACCATAACCATCACGGAGATGGCATTTGTGACTTAAACGGAAATGTATGGGAGTGGAATGCAGGCATGCGTCTTGTTGATGGAGAAATCCAGATCATTCCATACAATAATGCAGCGATGGGTAGCAAATGTGATATGTCGGCATCCTCTACTCTCTGGAAAGCAATTAAGGCGGATGGCTCGCTTGTAGAACCTGGAACAGCCGGAACATTAAAGTGGGATTGGGTATCTGGTAAAATTCAGCTTACTTCTGGTGCGATTACATATAAGACTGATAGCGGTGTCGGTGGACAGTATAAAGATATGACACTTGCAAGCGGGCTTACTGCTCCAGAAATTGCAAAGATGTTATTGCTCTACCCAGACGAACCAAACGGAGATTACGCAGGTGATTATCATTGGTTCAACCCTGTTGGCGAGCGTTTGCCGCTTTGCGGGGGCGGCTGGACCAATGGTGCCAACGCTGGCGTCTTCCTCTTGCACCTCACCCTTCCCCGCTCCTCTGCGGACTGGAGCATCGGCTTCCGCTCCGCTTTTGTTGATCTGTAATCTGTTGCACTGTAATCTGACTGAGGCTGCGATAGCAGCCTCTTATTTTATTTTTTACCTTGCAATAACGAAATACGATATAAAATAACAAATAAATCCGAAGCAGAACTATGTGTGGTAGAATGGAAAAAAATATGGTATAGAGGGACTTTATGGAGGAATTAAAGATATTACAAAAGACCTTCGATATGATGAACTATGCTTATCCTGCATTGGCACAATATCCAAAGGGCGAGAAATTCGCCCTTGTTGTGGATATAAAGAGGTGTATGGATGTAATGTTGGAGAGGATTATCGAAGCCAACAAGAAATATTACAAGAAGACTACTCTGCAGGAATTGGATGTAGAAGTGGAAAAACTGAAGGCATATGTTCGGTTGTCATATAATTTAGGTTTTTTGCCTCCGAAAAAATATGAACAATGGTCCGGTCTGGTGGTTGAAATTGGCAGAATGGTTGGAGGATGGATAAAGAGTGTGAACAAATAGGGTACGGAATACTGCGTTTGCCGATTTGCGGGGGCAACTGGAACAATGGTGCCAACGCTGGCGTCTTCAACTTGAACCTCAACAATCCCCGCTCCAATGCGAACTGGAACATCGGCTTCCGCTCCGCTCTGCCTTCAAGTCAGATGCTGCAGACCTAATGGGTGTGCAGTCAGTACAGAGGTGTAAAGGATTCCGTCTCCTTTGCTCATGCAAGAAAAGTTCGGCGGTAGCACAGAGGCTATTGCTGATGGTAGGCACGAATGCCGACAGTATCATGGGTAATATGAGAACTCCGCAATGCTCTGAAAGGAGATAATATGTCTATCAAAAATATTTACACTGAAATAACATCTTTTGAGAATCTGCTCCAAGCCGAAAAGGATTCGAGAGCAGGGAAACGGTACGAAACAGAACAGTTGCAGTTTTGGGGCGACCTAGAGGGCAATTTGCATTCTGTTATGGATCGACTGCGAACTCATGAATATCCGCCAGATATATACCACCATTTTTATGTATATGAACCAAAACTTAGGAAAGTAATCTATTCAGATTATACAACCAAGGTAATTCAGCGAGCAGCTTATAATGTATTAAATCCACTAGTCTGCAAAGGAATGATAAGCGATACCTATTCTTGTATTAAGGAAAGAGGGCAGCTAAAATCCATGCAGAGGTTGGCAGAGTGGGTTGACTACTGCGAAAAAAGCGGCGAGCGTTGGTATTACTTAAAAATGGACGTGGCGAAGTTCTTTTATAGAATGAACCATGAAATATTGATGAATATCATCCGGAAGAAAATTGGCGATAAGCAGGCTGTGAGGTTCTTGGAGCACTATGTTTGTCACGCATCCAGAGCCTTCGGTCTTCCGGTTGGAATTAGTTCTCCTTTGGATATTACCGATGATGAAATGCTGTGGGATGTAGGGATTGCTATTGGTGGCGGTCTTTCTCACATGTATGGGAATATGTATCTGAATCCGATGGATCAGATGGCAAAGCGAGAAGAACATATACCATATTACATTAGATACATGGACGATGTGATTATCTTGTCTACGGATAAGGATGAGTTGCATCGATACAAGAATCGTTTTTCAGAATTTCTTGGTGATGAATTGAGGTTGCAGCTAAATAACAAGACAGCAATTCGACCAATATCACATGGAATGGAATTTGTCGGGTACACAATAAGACCTGGAAATGTGAAACTAAGGAAAAGCACAAGTCTGAGAATGAAAAGGCATTTAAAAACAATACAGGAGCTTTATCGTGATTATGAGATAGACCTTGATAGAGCCCGCTCCACTCTTATGAGTTATAAGGCCTTGATGGACCATTGCGACTGCAGGGCTTTGGAAAAGAAAATATTTGAGGATTTTGTTCTTACGCACAATCCGAAGGAGGCTGATACAGACAATGGATGAAGACAATATGTTGGAACTACTCGAACTTTATATGGATATGGTTGAAAAACAGGATGAAATCATATACCGCCTTGGAAAAATCGTAGCCAGACAGGCAACGGATATTCAACTGTTGAAAAATGACAGGGAATTTTCGGACGATAAACTGGCGGAGGATACAGCAATTGTAGATGAAGTTATCGGGCAGTATAACGATATGAAAAGCGAATTAGAGCCGTAAGGCTCTTTTTTTTATGCCCTTTGGAAGGAGGTGAGAGAACAATGGAGGATCCAATTACAAGAGCTGAGTATGAAGAATACCAGAAGCGAATGGAACAGGAAGACCACAGGCAGAACCGACGAATTGAACAGTTGGAGGAAACTACCAAGCAGATTAACGCTCTTACAGTATCAATTGAAAAACTGGCACAGAGTGTTGAAAGCATGGTTAGGGAGCAGGAGGCACAGGGGAAACGTCTCGTGTCTTTGGAAAGCAAAGACGGAGAAATGTGGAGAAAAGTCGTTGGTTATGTAATAACTGCGGTAATAGGAATTGTCCTAGGATTTGCATTTACGCAAATTGGAATGTAACTTTAGTTGAGATTATTTATAGGAGGAATCATCATGAACATGGAATTTATTATTGCTAATGCGTCACAGTTACTTATTGTAGTTGCGGTTATCTGTACACTGATTTCTGTAATTACAGAGTTCACAAAGGAGATTGGTATTCTTAACAGAATTCCTACATCTTTGCAGGTCTTAATCCTGTCAATTATAATTTGCGTCACAGCCTTTTTTGCATATATTTCATATGCGAAAATCACCTTCGTGTGGTATTACCTTGTGGCTGTAATTTTTGCTTCATTTATTGTTGCTATTGTTTGCTGCAAAGGTTGGGAATATCTGATTACTATTTGGAAAAGGTTCTATAAGCCGGAGGATAAATGAGAACGGTGATTATGGTCTACATAATCATTGCAATTTTAGGATTCACAGCAGGAGTGATTTTGCTTTGCAGGGCAATGTATAAATCTATATCCAAAAGACACACAGAGAATACACCGGGGATAGTAATATTCCCGGTATTTCTTGTGTTAGCATCAATAGCATGGCCGCTGTGTCTAATTGCACTTTGTGTACTGACCATAAAAGAATTGGATAATGAACAAAATAACTATGATCAAAGAGATTTGTAGGAGGAACACATGAAAGAACAGGATTTTATTCAGAAAATATGTGGATATGCGATAAGTGATATGAAAGAGAACGGAATCCTCGCCTCTGTCACGATTGCTCAGGCTATTCTTGAAAGTTCCTGGGGCACATCTGAATTGGCGAAGAAAGCTAATAATTACTTCGGCATGAAATGCTCTCTGAGCAGCAACTCGTGGGGAAGTGTATGGGATAGAGTATCAAAATACACAAAAGTCACAAACGAGCAGGATGAGGCCGGAAAAATTTATACTATCAAAGCGGATTTTAGGGCATATCCAGACATAGAAATGAGCATAAAGGACCATTCAATGTATCTTGTTGGTGCTATGAATGGAACGGAACATAGATATTGTGGTATCGCAAACGAAAAAGACTACAGAAAAGCGGTTGAAATCATTAAAGCTGGAGGATATGCCACAGATATAAATTATGTGTCTAAGATTTGCTCAATCATAAAGAAATATGAATTAACACAGTATGACGAAATGGAGGAATTGAATATGGGAATTGAAATCAGAAAGCAGATTGCAACGAATAGTCCCTGCAATAAAACGGGAGATGAAATTACTGTAAAGGGCTCTATGTTACATAGTGTAGGGTGTCCGCAGCCTAAGCCGGAAGTATTTGCAAAGATTTGGGAGACTTCTACAGGAGCCTGTGTTCATGCAGTTACAGGCGCTGACGCTTATGCAATTCAGTGTTTACCTCTTTTCCCGGAGAGGAAAAAGGCTAGAAGAGGATGGCATGGAGCAAGCGGAAAGAATGGCAGTGTCAACAACACACATTTATCTCTTGAAATGACAGAGCCGGCCACAATTAAGTATGTGGGAGGGGCTACATGGATTGAGACAGGAGATGGAAGTAATACCAAGAGACATGTCCTTGCAACATATGCGAATGCAGTACAGGTATTTGCTAAATGGTGCAAGGAATTTGGGCTAAATCCATTGGAGGATGGTGTAATTATCTCACATCATGAGGGAAATCAGAGAGGCATCGCAAGCAATCATGGAGATGTTGAGCACATTTGGAATAAGTTTGGACTTACTATGGATCAGTTTAGAGAAGATGTCAAGAAAGCCATGGGAGGACAGGCAATTGACACAGTGCCAGATACACCAGTAGATAACAGCAGCGATGATACAAGTTCACAGGCTGTCAATCCTTTGAGTGGTTCTGTGAAGATTATTTACACGGGGGATGATGGACTTAATGTAAGAAAAGCACCTTGTATATTGGACAAGTATGTTGATCATGTTGAACACGCAGGCACATTCACTGTGGTTGGTATATCAGCAGATGAAAAGTGGTACAAGTTAAAGAGCGGGCTTTTTATCACAACCATACCTGAATATGTATCATTCAAAGCAACACCGGAGCAGAAGCAGCAGACAGCAGGCACGGGATATTACAGAGTAAGAAAGAACTGGGATGATGCGGGCTCACAGATTGGAGCATTCAAGAATCAGAACAATGCCATTGAATTATGCAAGCAGAATAGCGGATACAAGGTATTTGATAATGATGGTAATGAGATCTATCCTTGCATCAAAGATGATGGTGCTCCTTTTAAGTTCCGAGTAACAATTCCTGATCTCCGAATTAGAAAAGGGCCGGGAACCACATATGATTATTGGAAAAAGAATGGAAGTGCTGAGCACACCGGGGAAAATGTATTCACAATTGTTGATACATCCGAGGGTCCAGGAGCAAAAATGTGGGGCTTGTTAAAGTCCGGAGAAAAGGATAGAAACAGATGGATTTCTCTTGATGAAGATTATGGAAACAGACTGTAATAGTCAAGACGGGCAGTTGCTCCATAACCTATACCGATAAGATATAACACAATCCGCTATAAAATAACAAACGACACAAAAAGATGTCAGAAAATGCTATTTTATAACGGAAGGAGCAACGACGTATGATAAGAATTTTACTATCTACAAAGCTCGGCGAAATGAAATGGAGTCAGGCGGATCTGGCCAGGGCAACCGGAATCAGACCCAACACCATCAGCGAATTGTACCATGAGTACACAGATAGGGTGAATTTGGAACACCTCGACCTAATATGCGAGGCTCTACATTGCGAACTCGATGAACTGATTGTTAGGGTGCCAAATGATTATGCGAAGATTACCCACACCAGATCCGGCTCCTTGATTTCGTCAGACAAGTAGTGCTGCAACACTGCTGTCATAGAGAAAGACGTTCAAGGACCGAACGTCTTTTTTTATACCACAATATTTATCTGCATTCAATGGTATTTCTATCCAACGAATTCTCAAATAGTGCTAAATCAAAATTATTATCAATATATCCCTGCCGGATGGTTTCTATGTAGGTCGAAGATGGTCTTCCGGGTACACACTGTTGGTTCATAATATAGACCATAGCTCTTTTCTTTTTTCCGTCAATATCAACCATTACATTCTGCTTATAATAATATCGGGGATATCCTTCGTATATATCTAATCTTTTCTCGTCTTCCGGCTCAATACTCCATAGTAAAACAGGAACATATGAACCCTGCTTTTTGGCTATTGTTGCGTGCGAATTGGTTGCACTGCCTCTATATAAAAGTTCCAAGTTAGTTAATTGTCCAGTGCCATAAATACTCGCAGAGGGGCATCTATAAGCCATCTGCTTTAAGTTGAGATTGCTTCCGTATGCTACATACAATTTTCCCATATTATTCTCCAATCTCCCCGTTGTGCCGGTAGGTCAGCACTTTTTACTAAGCTGCTCGACAAACCATTCCGGCAGCTTTTTTAAGTGGTGTCATAAGATGAAGTCTGCATGTTTTAAATTCGTCTCCATAAAGTCCAAGGCGGTGGGTAAGGATGTTTCTCATAATTGTAACTTTCTGTTCTGGTGAGTATCCCTCCATTGAACGGAATACTATTTTTTCTTGTGAAGTAATAGCCCATGCAGATACCGCCAAACAAAACTGTATATAGGCCTTGATTTTTCCTGCGTGAAGTGTGCTGTTAAAAAGTCTGAATTCCACTGTACCCTTGGTGAAGAAAGAATGGAGATTTACTCCATGATATCTTGTGGAATTGTAATGCTGATGATCGATTCCACCGCAATAACCATCATTTGCTCTGCTATACCAGATTTCTTCGGCTTTTTCTTTTGTAAGATTCTTATCCTTTTTCATGGCATCAAGTAGCGTTTTGTTGAGCTTGTGGCACCAGTTACTCTCGCGGGCTCCGATTTGGAGAGCTTCATAAATCAGATCCTGTCTGGCTGTCATAAAGTTAACTAATCTTCTAAGAGATACTGCTGTATGGTTTGCACCATCGACATGGATATGAATGCCACAACTGCTATGAGCCTTTGCTCCGTTCTCTCGGAGTTTTCGTATGATGTTTTGGAGAAGCTCAATGTCGGAATAATTGAGCGGCGGTGTTACAAATTCGACTCTGTATTCGTCAAGAGGCTCGATTGTATCATCGTTTCTTATTGGTGTAATAGATGAATCTCTCATGATTTTCCATTTACGAGCTGCCTGATCGGCGATCGTGCGTGTGTGGTAGCAATTTGATTCTGGATGAGAAGGTGTTGTTCCAAGAACTCCGGCAACGAGACGAGCTGCTTTTTCTCTTGTAATACCTGTCATTTCTACTTCAACTCCGAATAATTGATTTTTTAACATATATTTATCCTCCTAAATTGTTTTTCTGTTTTATTGAACTTTTATTCTGTTTCTATGAATATATTACCATATGTACACCCAGTGTCAATGCTTTTTTTCTAATATTCTGAATATTTTTTCTGGAAAAGCAGAATAAAAAGTTGACAAAACAGAAAAACGAATTTATAATAAAACAGAGGTGATTATATGATTGATGAAAGATTGAAAGAGCAATACAATCAATCGGTTGTCGAGCTAAAGGAAGCTCTTAAAAGGGAGCGTATTTTTAACAGGATTTACCGAAATATGATTGCGATAATGGATAAATTAGAGAAAATTTTGCGAAAGACAGGGGGAGAAAGAAGATGATTTGCTACGATCGACTGTGGAAAACACTAATTGATAAGCACTTGAAAAAGACAGAGCTTCGGGATAAAATAGGAATCAGTAATGCCACATTAGCGAAGCTTGGTAAAAACGAACCTGTCAATCTTAAAGTTATAGATGCTATATGCCAGGAGCTTGATTGTGATGTTGAAGATGTTTTGGAGATAAAACATTAAATTTAAGGAGGCATTATGTACGTTGAACAGGATAATAAAGTGCATTTTGACAAATCTGATTTAATTGATCCGGTTATTCCTTCTCCGTTTTGGAAAAAACCGTCTATCACAATGACGAATCCAGAGGTTCAAATTATTGCAGAAAATTGTGATAATGAAAAAAATGCACAAGCAGGTGAATCTGATAGATTAGAACATCAGCCTATATTTGATACATATACTGGTATTGACAAAAACATAAATGATGTTATTATGATGTTATTAGAGAACACAAATAAAAGTAATGAAAGTAATCACAAATAAAATTCATAAAATTAGTGGAAAAATTAACGATGAACGTACACAGAAATGCTGTTACGAAATCGAGTTTGAATGATGTACATGAGCCAAGAAATGCCGAATTTATGGCGTTTCTTGGCTCGTTTTTTGCCCAGTGACAATCAGATGACAATAATTTTAGAAATTTGTTTAATGACAAAGTTTTATTAGTAATTCTATAGAACAACGGAGCTCATCTTCTGTAAAAGCTCTGTTAGGGTCAGGATGGTCTATTGCATTACGGATGTAGGTTGTTAATGATGAATATGTTGTAGTGTTGTGAGATGAAGGCTTTTCGTGTAATGTTACAATATATTCGCTTTGTTGAGTAATGTAGGTATCACATTCCTTAACGGAACAAGAGAGGTGCCCAAGAGAACGAGCAACTTTTTGTTGTAAGTACCCATATAGTTCAATGTGGTAGTCGTTTGATACAATATCAAAAGCCACATAATTCAACTCAGCCGCAGTGATGGAAGGTAGAACTAAAGGAGCTGATATAGCATTCATCTCCATTCTATTATTTGTTCTTTTCATTAAAATAATGGAAGTGTTATCCATACATGCAAGAGCCGAGTCTAATACATATTGTGAATGGGTGGCAATAAATAACTGGGAAGTTTGCTTGTTATTATTGTCCATAAACAATTTTCTGTAATAATCAAAAATTTTTGTTTGCCATTTAGGGTGTAAGCTTATTTCTGGTTCGTCAATTAAAATGGTATTACCTTTTATACTTTGTTGATTGCGCAATAGGAATGCTCCCCTAAAGACTATTTGCTTTTCGCCGGAACTGAGAGAAGCAATATCTACCTCTTGTTCGTATTTTTTGAACATTGCCTTTTTGATATTATTTTCAGTAATAATTCTATGAAAATTTAAATTGTCAAATACTGTAGAAAATGCTCTTTTGAATCGATTAATCCGTACATTTTTGACCTCGGGTGGCGGGGCAATACCATCGTGTTCATCTACCCAACTTTGCAAATCGTTAGCATCATTAGTATGAATGTCAATAAATAGTTGTTGTATTTCTGTTCCTAAATTGTTGCCACTACGTAAACTACTTTCTATTTCTTGGTCGACTTCTTGTGCAGTTATAGATGATGTGGTTTGCGGATTATAATTAATTTCTACTGTTGAAAAAACTGATTTGAATAGTTTTTTTACATTGGCATTTGAAAATAAAGTTGATGCATCTAAGTCTTTGAAAGAAATATCACCATTTTCTTCGCTAGACATATATCTAATTTTTATCCTACTCCAATAGTTAGGCTGAGCAGTGAAATCTTGTGTTATTTCAAATTCACCTATTGGAGGACTTAACAATGTTGTTATACTATTTATTTTTGAAATTTCTTCATTTGATAATAAGATTGTAAAAACTCTTTTTTCTGTACTAACAATACCGCTTGTTGATAATTCGGAAAATTCATATAGTATATTTAATAGTTGTGTTTTTCCACATCCATTTTCGCCTGCAAGAAATATGTTATCCATAACATCTCCTGTACCGTTGGTGAAATCGAAAGTGATATTTCCGAAAAAAGTGTTATTTTCTAACTGTATCTTCTTGATTTTCATGGCTATCCCCCGTTCATAAAATTATTCTTTCTTCGGTTTCCTTTTCCTCTTCACATAAGAGAAATCCGGAAACAAGTCTTTTAACAATTCAGCAGTTTCTTCTGCATCGTCATCCTCATTCATATTCTGAACCAGTAGCTGGTCGTCATCATCAAGATTCAACGAACCAGTGTATTCTTTATTTGGGTCTGTTGGGTTCATTGGATACTTCACTTCTTTGAGATAATATTCCGTTTCTGATATTTCTCCATCCTCTAGCTTGTCTCGTAAACGTGCCCAATACTCAACCATTTTTCGGAAGCTATCAAGGTCTTCTTGTGGACGAGGACCAGCACTTGGAAGTCTCTCCTTAAATTTGAAACATACTTCACCATCTTTCATAATAGGTCGTAATCCATATGCCCATTCGATGTCAAACAGAACATGAAGTGCGCTGAAAATATTTGCAACATCAGGGTCAGATAATGCGTAGAAGCTGACCCCCAGATTGTTCGCAATATTTAATAAAGTTGTTTCGTCCGGATATCGGTTTCCGAGTTCATAGTTTCTGATAGTAGATTCATTTAATCCACATTTCTCTGCCAGTTCTTTTTGCGTCATATCAGATGCAATTCTGAAGTTTCGAATCAAATAGCCTACCCGGCTAGTGAATTTCTCGCCCATTTTAACTGCTCCTTATTTGTGTAATGAGTGATTTGATATGCACGAAGGTACGAGGTACAAATCATGCATCTGTATAGATTATATCACTAACAGTGCAAAAGTGAAATGTTTTTTGATAAAAAGTATTGACAGTACAAAAACGAACTGTTAATATAATTCACATCATAACCGTTCAGAAATGAACTGAATAATAAAAAACGAAAGAGAGGAGGCATTAGCTTATGGAGAACAAGAGATTTTTGACAGCACAGGATGTCATGGAAATGCTGGGAGTATCACTATCGTATTCCTATAAACTGATACGAAGGTTGAATGCAGAACTTGACGCTGATGGATTTGTGACAATAAAGGGGCGTGTCAGTACACAGTATTTTATGAAGCGAATCTACGGGTTATCTACGAATAAGGAGGTGGGATAGATGGCGGTTATCAAGAATAATAAGACCGGAATGTGGGAGGTGAGAACCTATTATAAGGATTTGACC